GTGGTGCCGCCGCCCCGGGCCGTGGGGTGCCCGGGGCGGCGGGTACTGGGGTGGGTCAGGACGCGGCGACCGTGACGTCCTGGTGGTACTCCTGGATGTACAGGGGCCACATGCTGCGCAGCGTCGAGTTCGCCTCGACCGCCTGCCGACGCTTCTGCCCGACCTTCGCGACGATCACGTCCGTCTTCTGCGTCGTCGCCGCGAACGCGGTCGTGTGAGGCAGCCCGTACCGGCGCGCGATCTTGATCGTCGCGCCCTCCACGAGCGCGTCGTTCGCGTCGTTGTAGTCCTCCGCGAGGGGCGTGTTCGTGTTGTCGATCGCCGTGATCGACGACCCCGAGTACGACTTGCGGCCCGGCTGCTCAGCCGTGAACGTGTCGCACTCACGGTCGTCCGCGATCGCCGCCTGGTCCTGGCCCAGCACGAACCCGCCGGCCGTGATGTAGCAGGAGATGTCCTTGGCGGTGACCGCGGTCAGCTCGGTCACGATGGGCTCGGCACCGTCAGCGCCGATGTAGATCACCGTCTTGACGTTGCCGTCAGCCGGCGTGGAGGGGATGTTGCTCATGCGAGGTTCTCCTTCTCAGTGGCGACCTGCGGCGCCTCCGGGGAGGTCGCCGACTGACGCGCCCGGATGGACGCGGGACTCATGTACGGCTTCATCGGGCGCTCGACGTGCGACGGCGGGTAGCGCTTGCTCTTCACCGGGACCACGAGGCCTTTCGCGATGAGCGGGTGCTGCTCGGGCATGTCGAGTTCGTGCTTGGTCTCGGGGTCCTTGACGCGGACGTACGTGGTCACGGGCGCCTCCCTGGGCAGCACGAAGCCCCCGCAGATGGCGGGGTAGCGGTTGGGATTGGTCAGGCGGTGCGGGAGGCGGTCAGGACGAACTCACTGACCGCGAAGATCGCCCGGGGGCCGTCCGTGAACGTCACGTCCGGGTCCTCATCCGGTCCGCGCGTGTTGTCCAGCAGCAGCGGGCCAGTCAGCCACCCCGCAGCGGCCGGACGAGACTGGTCCAGTGCCATCTCGGCAGCCGAAGCCAGCTCACGGGCAGCGGTCGAGGTGCGACCCACAGACGTCACACGCACACGGGTCAGATGACCGTGAGCCGACGCACCCTCGGACCGGTCCAGCACACGAGGCAGGACCACGTGCAGCACGTAGTACGTGCTCGCCGGAGCCTTCGTGGAGCCAGTCGACGTGTCGTACGTGGTCGTGGTCACCGTTTGCGTACCGACCTGGACGGACGTGGGCAGCAGAGCCTTCACGGCAGCCGCCACATCCTGCGCGGTGCCCGCCATCACAGGCTCCCGAGGTAGTCATCCAGCGCCTTCATCAGCCGCGGCTCCTCGCTCTGGAGCGGGGCGTCGATGTCCAGCGTCCCGCCGCCACCGTTCGCACCACCGAAGTACGCGATGTTCGCGATCTCGCCGCCGCGGTCCTTGTCCGGGCCCACCTCGTACGCGGCCTCGCCGACCCTGTACGCCGAGTCGTACGAGATGCTGCGCGCGATCGACCGGAAGTGCCGGGACGCCTGAGCATCCGACACCATCTCGTCCTTCACCGACTGCGCGCCCTTCTTGAGGATCTTGTCGACCTCAGGAAGCGCAGACGACGCGATCCGCCCCAGATCCGCGGACAACTCACGCAGGCCATCGATCTCGGCGACCATCACGCCTCCTCGGGGGTCGGATGCGCCCACTTCCACCAGTTGCGCGCGTAGATCGCGCCGTATGCGAGCGCCGAGACGATGAACCCGTACTGGGTGGTCACGAGCGCGTAGACGATCCAGAGCACCTGCGCTGCACAGCCGACAGCCCATCCCCACAGGGATCGGCGTCCGGCGAGCCAGATACCGAGGATCCCCACCGCTGCGAGGGAGTACGACCAGAGCATCAGGACGGCATCCGATCGACGAACACGCGCTGAGCCGTCGCCATGGTCTTCGAGAACGGCGCAGTGATCCGCTCCTGCGTGCCGACCCGGGCCGCGTCGTACGGGCATGCCGTCCACTCGACGACGTCACCGACCTCCGGGACGAACGCCCCGATCGGGAAGTGCACCGCGTACCGCTGCACCGTGTACTGGTGCTCACCGGCCTCCGGGGTCTGCTCGTACGCCTCGTACGTCTGGCTCTTCGCCCGACCCGCGTACACCTGCACACGCTCCCGCTGGCCTGTCACCGGGTTCTCGGGGGCGTCCGGATCCTCGCGCGTCACGGAGCACGTGTCGACCATCAGCGACTCGGCCAGGCGCCGGCCTTCCAGCAGTGCACCGGTGACGGCCTGCTGGAAGCTCACAGCCACCACCACGGGTGCGGCGACGGCACGTCCGGTTCGAACCCCGGACGCGTCGAGAACGCCCCCGACGTCACCGAGGGCAGCAGATCCGACCACTCGCCGTCCGTGAGCCAGTCGTACGTGCCCGACCCCTCCCACCGGTCCGTCACCGACGCGTCATCCACCGAGCGGGTCGTCGACGTGCGGCCCGGGAGCGGCTGGTAGATCCGCCGGATGACCGCGTCCGACTCGACCCGGACCACGGTCGCGAGCGTCGGGTCGCCGAGCGCGATCTGGTCCTCGAGGATCAGACCAGCCCGGGCGAACCGCGCGACGATGATCGACTCGACGTCAGCCAGCCACGCACTGACCTGCGTGACCTCCGCCGGGTCGGAGATGGGGCGACCGAGCCGGTCGCTCACGTCCTGAACGGTTGCGTACGTCACGGCCGCCCCACCTCCTTCCCTCGGGTCAGACCGACGTCACGCTGCGTCGGTGTACGCGACGAAGGCACCCGCCGCGTCGGACTTCACGAAGCCGTAGTAGGCCTCGACGAGGAGGAGGACGAGGTTCTCCTGGAACGCCGAGTGCGTGACGCCGGCCTCGTCCACGTACGACGCGGTGTCGGACACCTTGATCGTGATGTCCATGCCCTGACCCCACGCCGCCTGCGACCAGTCGCCGCCGATGGCCCGCAGGTTCGTGTCCAGCTCCGGGGTCTGCGTGACGACGACCGTCGGCGTGGTGCCACCGGTCAGACCGGAGCCGTCCGCGATGATCGGCGCCGCAGCCCCACCGAGGGCCGAGAGCGTGACCGTGTACGGGCCACCCGCCGAACCCGTGACGGTCGCCCCCGCCCACGGAGCTCCCAGTGCGCGCACCGCGGTCTGCACCGCGGAGTTCGCGGCGTTGTACGCCAGGGGGGCGGTCTTGACCCCTCCGATCTGGAGGGTGAACGTGCCACCGGTCGGGGTGCCGGTGATCGTGACGAGCTGGACGCGCGAGCCCGCACGACGGTACGACCCGGACACGCCGCGGTTGAAGTAGGCCGGGTAGCCGATGAGGCTGCCCGTGTTGATGCCCTGCTGGGGGGCGTCGACCCACAGCGGGCGACCCTGGGTGTCCGTGGACAGCTTGAGGGTCGGGCGCAGACGCGGGTCGGCCGCGAAGCCGGTGAAGTCGAACCCGGCGTCCACGACCAGCTTCTCGCCGTTGACGAGGTCCGTGTAGGTCGAGCCAGTCGCCTGCGACGCCGTGCCGAGCTCGATCGACTGCGCGCCCTTGGTGAGGTAGTCCGCGAACGGTCCCGCGCCACCGGTGCGCAGGTCCTTGCCGTGGATCGCCGCGTAGTCGAACGCACGGGCGATGGCCACCGGGAGGTCCTGGCGGAGCTGGGCGTACAGGCCAGCCGGGTTGGACCGGGCGACCTCGTCGGACACCGGGACGAGCAGCGCGACCTTCTTGCCGGTCATCTGCTTGATGCCGACGGCGCCGGCGCCGACGGGCTTCTGCCCGCCCTCGCTGACCCACCCGGCGGCGGGGATGTCCATGCTGACGGGGATCACCGTGTTCGCGGTGATCGACAGCGGGACTCGGCGGGCGAGCTGCTGGACCGCGGACAGCTCCTCGGTCTTCTCGAAGATCGGGCCGGTGACGGTCGGGGGGAGGAGCGTGGGGTTCACGCTGGAGAGCAGGGTGGCCATGAGGGGCCCTTTCTGGGAGAGGGGCTACTTGCCCGTGAGCTGCTGGGTGAGGAAGCTGGCGAAGTCGCCCTCGGGGGTGCTGCCGGGCTGCTCGCGCCCGGATCCCTGGGTGAGGTCGGCTCGCGGTCCTGCCGGAGCGGTCTTGCCGATCGCGGCCAGGCGCTCGGCCTGGCGGGTGATCGTGTCCTCGTCGGTGCCGGTGAGGAACGTCTCGGCGTCCTCGTCGCTGATGCCGTGCTTGGCGGCGACGCGCCACCGCAGGGCCTCGGTCCGGGCGGTCTCGGCGTCCTTCTGAGCGGTCGCGAGGGCCTCGGCGGCCTTCTCGGCGTCCGTCTTCTGGGCGTCCTCGAACGCCTTCACACGCGCGGCGTACTCGGCGGCCGACTTCTCGGCGGCCTTGCGGGCCGCGCGCTCGGCGTCGAGGGCGCGCTTTCCGGCGTCGCCGAGGTCCGCGGCAGAGTCGCTCTGCTGCTCCTCGGTGGCGGTGGCCTGGGCGTCCTCAGTGGTGGTCTGCTCCGACATGGTTCTCCCAATCGCTGGGGTGTAGCCCGGCACCGCATCGCGCGGGACGGGAGTGTGTGGGCGCTGTGGTCAGCGCAGGTACCCGTTGACTCGCAGGAGCCGCAGGTAGTCGTCGCGATCCCGGGCGATCTGCTGGATCGTCTCCGGCATCAAGCGGGCACCACGACGGCCCGTAGCCGCACGCGACGCCGTGCCGCGCCTGGTGGTGTTCTCGGTCGTGATGAGGACGTTCCGGCCACCCACCTGGGCCGGCCGCATGCCCCGCCGAGCGTTCACGACCTGGTTCAGGTCGGCGCCGTTCCGGACCGCCTCAGCCCCGGCCTTCCCGAGCACCGCGTCCTGCTCGGCCTCCGTGAGAGAGTCGATGTACGCCTGCGGGTTCACGGTCAGGTCCGACCCGACCGACTCAGCCGCGGGGATGTGCCTGCAGTCGCAGCGCGGGTGGCGCTGGAAGCCAGCGGACTTCGGGTACCAGCGGCCCGCGAGGATCACGCACCGCGAGCACGACGGAGGGTTGAGCATCCGCACGTACCCGCCGACCGGGCGGACACCCATCCCCAGCGACTCGCCCTGACGTCCCGTGTCCGACAGAACCGTGGACACCGCCTGAGCCAGCCACGAACCGCCCGAGTTGAGCGCCTGCGCGACTCCAGCGCCGGCCGCGACCCGCTCTCGGGAATGGGTAACCGCGCCGTACAGCAGCGAGTCGAGCGGACGTCCGTCGCCAGCGAAGCCGATCAGCGGGGCAGCGGAGGGTGTAGCGAACGCCGTCGCGGCACGCGCCTGACCCGTGTCCTCAAGAACCGCCGGGATGTACGCCAGCGCCCCCGCAGCGACACGCTCCTGCGACTCCTCCACACCAGCCAGGAGCAGGGGAGCGATCCGCAGCCACCCGGGGTCGAAGTCGGCACCGACCTGCCGCCACAGCACCAACGATCGGGCTACAGCGCGGCGCGACTCCCGCCGCTGAGCAGCCCCGTACTCACTCGCCGCCGACGGAAGCGCCTGCCGCAGCATCCGTCACCTCAGACTGGTAGTAGTCGGGCAGCATCTCCCGCGCCTCGGCCCGCAGGTACTCCCGCTCCTGAGCCTTCCGGGCCTCAGACCAGCCGAGCTCGTCCCAGTACCCCTCACGGGACAGAACACCCGCCGCCCGCCGCTTCGCGAGGGCGTCCTCACGCTGCGACACCGTCGGAGTCGCCGGGTCGAACCACGTCGTCGCCACCTGCTCGCGCCGCCCGGTCGCCATCTGCAGAGCAATCGCACCAGCCCACCCGAACGTCGTCCCGACCTGCTCGTTCTGCTCCTCAACAGAGCGCGTGAGCTGGGCCTCGTCCGCCTTGATCGCACCCTCGGCCGGCGGGTTCGCCGTCTGGAGCCCGAAGTAGCGGCCCGGGAACCCGGTCACGATCGACGCCTGCGTGCCGTACATCTGCATCGACGTGTCGAAGTTCTTGAGGTCCGCCGCGGTGAGCTGACCGACCTTTGCGGTCTCCTTCGACAGGGTGTGGATCGCATCGAAGTACGCCTCGAACTGCGGGATCGGCTTGCCGTCGTCGCCGATGAAGTCACCCTTGGCGACGCCCGTCATCCACATGCGGGGGATGCCGTGCGCCTCCTGCGCGAACTGCATGTTCGTCAGCGACCGAGCGGACGCGTCCACGAGCGGGATGACGTCGGACATCTGCGACTCGCCCGTCCACGCCCCCGACAGGCGCCGGTTCAGGTGCATCACGACCGGCACCGCACCGAGCCCGTGCGGGTCGCGGTCGACCTCGGACCAGCCGCCGACCGCGTCACGCTCGGCCCAGATCGTCTCGTTCGGCAGGTACAGCGTGACCTTCGTGGCGGACAGCGACGTCGTGGTGGTCGGTACGGCGAGTGCGTCGTCCCACCCGTAGAACCGGCACGCCGAGGTCACCCGCTCGCGACGGACGTCGATGATCGCGTCCATCTCCCGCGGCGACTCCACCCGCACCCACGGCAGCGACGGGTCGTCCTCGTTAGCACCCACCGACATGAACGCACGCCCGTAGATCATCCGGTCCGCGTTGAACATCGCCGTGTGCGCCGACAGGTTCGACGCATCCCAGATCGCGCGCAGCCGGCCATCATCCTGAGCCGACCCCGTCGACAGCGCGCGAACCTGCTGCCGGGAGTTGATCGTGTCCACCACGACCCGGCACCAGTTCGCGATCACCAGGAACCGGCGCATCTGCGGCGGGATCGCCATGCCGAGCTGCTCGACCCGCTGACGACCCAGGTAGTAGCGCAACAGGAGCTCGTCCTGGAACGCGTTCGAGCCGAGGCGCAGCGAGTGCTTCTGGATCAGGGCCAGCTCTTCGGGGGACAGTGCCACAGCGCCCCCTTCGGCTCATCTCGGCAGTCGGAAGTACGTCGGGCCCATCTCGGCCCAGCCCTCGGCGCGCTGGTCAGCGGCAGCCTCATGGGCGAGCACGTCCGTCATCAGGACGTCGATCTTCTGGTGGTCGGCCGGCTTGCCGAGGATGTACTTGTCCCCGGGCTTGGCGAGCATGATCGCGTTCGCCGCGTGCGTCGCCGCCGTCCGGTCATCGGTGTGCACCGTGGCACCCTCGGACAGGTCAGTGATGTACCGGTTCAGGGCCTGCCACATCCGGTCGATCTTGTAGGTAGGCCACTCCACGACGACGTCATCGCCGTGCGCGGTCGCCCACTCGTCGATTTCGGTGCGCCAGTCCTTCGGGTCGCAGTACATCCGCGCGACCTCGTACCGGGCGAAGATCTGCTCAACCGCGGCGCGAACCTCGGAGCGAGGAATCTTCGACCCGGGCCAGCGCTTCGGGTCCCAGATCGTCGGCCGCTCCTCGTCACCGACCGTGTAGGTCGGCGTGAACCGCAGGCCGGTCTCGTCCTCAGCGCGGATCGCCGTCCAGTCGCCCGATGTCGACCCGTCGAAGCCCAGGACGATGCGGTTCGTCGGCTCGCGGTCCACCGTCGCCGTGGTCCACAGGCCGTCGGGGATGAACGCGCCCGAGCCTTGCACTAGCCGGTTCCCGAAGAACCGCTCAGCCTGCGCGGGGTCCGTCTTGAGCAGCTCGGCGGCCTCGGCCTCGATCGAGTCGAGGTTCACCCACCACGAGCCCGCGTACACGTACTCGTGGATCTTCTGCCGGTCCACCTTGACCGTGTACCGCAGAGGCTTGCCGTCGTTGTGCCGCAGCACGTCGTCGGGGTTCCGGTAGAACACGAAGATGTCATCCGACCCGGACTCGAACACCTGCTGCGCGTAGGAGTTCGCTGCCGGGTCCCACGCATTCGTCGTCGCGTGCGTCCGACCGCCCATGCCAGCAGCACCACGGCGTTGCGTCTCCGCGACGTTGATCATCCGGTTCTGCTTCGTGTACAGCCCGACCTCGTCCTGCTCGGCGTCCGAGATCGGGTTGCCGAGGCGGGAGTTTGCCGACGCCGTCACCACGTCGATGCGGTCGAGGTCATCGTCGCCCGACAGCCCCAGGATCCGGATGAACCCCTCACGCACCGCCAGCAGGTCTCGCAGTGGGCCGAGCTTGATCATGGCCCGCAACGGCCGGTAGATGTTGTCCGCCTGATCTTCAGACGTCGCCGTGATCTGGATAAGCGGCGACGGGTGGCGCATCCCCATCGGCTCGCCCGGCAGGTACTCGTACTCCCAACCACACGGGCAGCCGTGGTCCTCGCACCGGTACACGTCGCCCGCAGCAGCCCACCCGGCGAACACCGACGGTCCGCACGCCTCAAACGCCACCTGCGACGCCGACCACGGACCCTTGCCGGTCTTCTGCGGCGCCACCACCAGCGTCTGCCGGTACACGAACGCCTGGTTCAGCACCGGCGGGTCATCCGGGCCCACATCGTCCGGGTGGACGAACACCGCGTCAGGGCGGATCCGGTACCGGTTCGCCGTGCACCAGAACTGCCAGTCCGACATCGACAACGGCTTTCCCCGCGTGAACCCGTCGGGCACCCGGCAGTGCTGTGTGATCCAGCCGTCAGCCAGGTCCCCGAGCGTGGGGAAGTCGACCAGGAACTCGCTCACGCACGAAGCCGCCGCACAGGAGCGACGGGAGCCTCGGCCGCGGGGGCCGTCGGCTCAACACGCCGCGCGGCCACCTCGTCGACAGCGACCTTCCAGCCCATCTCAGCCAGCCCAGCCGTCGTCATTCCGATCTGGTCAGCGAACCGGTGAAGCTGCGCCATGAGCGAGGCGGGGGCGTCCGGGTCCTCACACCGCACCGACGTCCGCACCCACATCGCCACCGTCCGAGCCCGCCAAGCCTCAGACGGCATCGACCACGCACACGCCTGGGGCGTCCGCCACGCCGTCTCCCACACCTCGAGCTCACGCTTCGAGGCTCCAGGGATGGGGAAGTCAGGGATCTCACCCGCGTAGCCCTCAGCCGGGAGTGCCGTCAGCTTGAAGCCACGCGCCTCGGAGCGACCGGAGTCCGGATCGGCCGGGGGACCAGAACGGTTGCGAGCGCCACCACGAGTCATCGGTCATCACTCCTCGCCGGCATCGCGCCGACACGGGGTCGGACCGGGCATCGCGCCAGGTCCAGCAGGTCATGCACAGGTCAAGGGCCGGGAGGTCTGAACCCTCCGCGGGGTACAGCGCCCTCCCCGGCGGTCCGCTAGGTGTGGGCTCCGGTGGCCTCCCCTGGGTGGATCGCGTCGCATCCTTGACGTTTCCTTGACTTTTGAGTCAAGTCTGAGTCATGCGTCCGCGTCGTCCGCCGTCGCTGCGGTTGCACCGCGTGCACTGTGGCCCGCGGTAGGAGCGTCGGTCGTCGGTGTGCCCGAGGTCCCATGCGTTGCCGGTCAGCCGCAGTCCGCATGTGCAGCAACACACGACCGCGCCTGAGTCGATGGTCGCTTGCCATCGTGCCCGGAGCTGGTCGTGTGTGGTGTCGTATCCGCGCGCCTGCCTGGTGCCACGTCGCTGCTCGTAGGCGCGTGCGTGCCTGGTGCAGTACCGCTCGCCACCCGTGAGGATCGTTGGGCAGGCTCGCGGGCGTCCGTCGACCTCGTCGCGGCCGGGGCATCTACGTCCGGCCATCGTCTGCCCCCGCTCCGTGTCCGGCTCGCCCCGCATGCCCGCCAAGGCTTCGCCGAGGGACCAGGGACACGGGCGGGGTGTTCGTGTCGGGGGAGTGTGCTCGACCCCGGACATGCATCAGGCCGGTCGTCGCGTGGACTGGCCGGCCTGTTTGTGGGGTGCGTGCACCACCATCGAGTTCGGACGTTACACGGGTGTCAAGTTGCTGGCAAGGCGTCGTGCGGCGCGTCGTCGGAGGATGGTGTCGGTGACGTCGTCGAGGTCGTAGGCGGCGTGGTGCCCGACCTTGATGCGTCGCCAGCCGTCGCGGTGGGCGATGGTGCGGATGGCGGACGACGAGGGGATGGGCTCGCCTTCCGAGGTGAACGCGGTGATGACGTCGCGCGCGAGCAGCCAGGTCACGCCTGCCACTCCGCGCGGTAGTCCGGGTGGTCGGCGTAGGGCAGCGCTAGCACCATGACGACCCCCGGGTAGTCGTTCTTGGCGCTCATCTGGGCGCGGGTCTGGCTGGATCCCCACTCGCTCTCGATGCGCTCGTGGTCACCCCACGCGGCTTCGATGGCGAGTCGCTTCGCCTCGCACTCGGCCAGGACACGGGTCGGCCCCCATGCTTCGACGTGGCTCCGGGAGGGCTCGCCGATCTCAGCCCAGTCCTCTTCGTGCCACGTCATGACAGGGTCTGTCAGGCAGAGGTTCGCGCGGGATTCGTCCTCGGCGATGCGGGCAAGGAGGAAGTCGGTCAGCGTGGTCATGCCCCAATCCTCTCGCTCCTGTGCCTCACGCGTCCGCCGTACAGCAGCGCGTCCATGTCCCGGTCGCGTGTGGGGTCGTGTCGTTGTGCGCGCTGCCATTCGAGCGGCGTCATCCGGTGCTGGGGGTTCTTGGAGCACACGAGGTCGCCGATGGTCTCGGACGGTTCGAGGACGGTGGTGTACTCGCCGGTGCACACGATGCGCTCGCCGAGGTCGCTGGTGCCGTAGTCGAGGCAGGGTGTGCCGAGTCGGATCTTGCGGCGACCGGATGGGCGTGCGGTGTTGAGCGCGAGCTTCGCGAGCCTCTTGGCGTCGTCGGCTGTGGCTTCCCGGATGCCCTCGTCGGCGTGCTCGGTGAAGTGCCCGACGCGGTTGGTGGCGATGTCGCTCAGGATGTCTGCGGTCCGGTCGCTCGCGGGCATCCATTCGGTCTCGTCGATGAGTACGCGGGCGAGGAAGTGCACCCAGGCGTCGATCTCGGCGATGACGTCGATGGTGTGCTCGTTGACGGGGCTGGGTGCGGCGGGGCGCTTGGTTCGCTTCCCGCCGGAGTTGCCGTCCGTGGAGCCCCCGCCGCGTCGGACGCCGGCCTGCAACTCGGGCATGAGGTCGGCGATGTCGCGCATGTGCCGCTGGACGGTGAGTGCGTCGTGCTGCTCGCGCTGGTCGGCGGTCACGCGAGGTTGCCGTTCTGCTGATCGATCCAGTCCTGTGCGATGCGCTCACGGCGTTCGAGGACCCGGGCGTCGTTTGATCCCTGAGCCATCCGGTCGACGGCTCCGGCCCAGCGGTTCACGTACGTGCCGTCGGACTCCTGCCAGACCGAGATGCCGTCGTAAACCTCGGGCAAGACGATCCCGAGGCGCTCCCGGGCGGTCACCGCGTGCTCGCGTTCGTCGTGACGCTGTACGTCGTCACGGGCTGCGCGACGTGCGTGACAGTCCAGTCGTCGTGGTACCAGGACGAGTAGCCCATGCGGTGGATCGACCGTCCGCAGGCGGTGCACGTGCCGATCTTCACGGCTTCTCCCTCTCGACGCTGGCGGGTACGTCGGGCGTCATCCTATCGCACCCCTACAACTCTCGGCGTCGTCTTCCCGCGTGTCGTCACCCTCGTGTCCCCTGTGGATTGTGGATAACCCACAACCCAAGTCCACCGTGACGACGTTCCCACGCCTCTCCCACGACACGGGCACCCCCGCAGCCCGGGCGACGTCGACCACGCGTCGACGCCACCCGGGTGCAGTGGGCAGGGTGAGGGTCACCGGGCGTCGTCCCGGATGACGGCCACGGTGCGCGTCGTCCAGAGCCACGTCCATGCGGCGACGATCCTCGCGACGGTGAGGTAGCGGCCGTCGTAGGCCAGCCGGCCGAGCAGCGGCTTGACGGGCGAGTACACGTACACGCTGTAGCGCGCCGGTCGGTGACCCCACGTGTGCATGCGCCTCATGCTCCCCGCCCCTCTCCCGGCCCCTCAGCCGTCCCCGCGTCCACTGACCCGCATCGACCCGTCTCAGGCGCTCCACGGGCCGCCTGCGCGTCCTGGCGGGGTGATGCGCCCACCCCGAGTGCGACCCGGATGACGTCCGGGTGCACCCCGCGAGCCCGCGCGAGGTCCAGCACCCCGGCGTCGAGCCGCCGGAGGGCGTCGTCCCGCTCGACCCGGGCCTCCTCGACCTCGGCCGTCAGGAGCAAGACCTGCTGCTCCCGGACGGCGAGCTGGGCGCGCACCGACGGGACCATCCCGAGGACCCGGCGGCAGTACGACAGGGCCGCGTCCCGCTCGGCGCTCATGGCGTCTCCCCGGCGGCGATGCGTGCAGCGCGGGCACGGAGCCAGACCGCCGCGCGCTGGGCCATCCCGAGGATGAGCGCGGTCCGGTCGACCCCCTTGGGCATGTCGTCGGCCCAGCCTCCGTACTGCCACGCCTCGGCCGCGTCCCGGAGCATCTTCGCGTCGTGCTCGGCCGTGGCGAGCAGCCCGGCAGCAGCGAGCATGTCGGCCTGGTGCTGGGGGTGGCTGTACTCGATCCGCTGGCCGCACTGGCAGTAGCCGTACCCGCCCGGCTGCTCCCGCGTGGCGTCCTTCCAGCGGGCGTAGCGGTGACCTCCGAGCACCTCGGCGGCGGTCGGCTTCGGCTGGGCGTCAGGCATCGGTTCGGTGTCCTCTCCGCTCGGCGTAGTCCCACAGGACGACGCCCGTGTACTCGGAGTCCTCGAAGTTCCCCGGCCGCGTGCACCCTGCGCACGCCTCGACGGTCGTCGTGGGGCAGTCGACGTCGTGGTCGCACTCGCCGTACAGGCACTCCCACGAGACGACCTCCTCGGTCACCTTCGTGTGCTCAGTCGCCATCAGGGGTCTCCTCCCATGTCGAGCGACTCGGGTCGTAGTCGTCGCCCCGGCGGGTCCGCTCGGCCTCGTCAACGGCGGCGAGCGCCGCTCGGGCCTGAGCGCACGCGGCGTGCACCAGGGCGCCCTCAGCGTCCGTGGCGTACTGCGCGCGGTCGAGGTGCCAGAGCGCCCACCCGTAGTTGCTGGTGCGGCTCGTCGGCTCAGCCATCACCCCTCACCTCCCTCGTCCGTGACCTCGACCCACGGGCCGACCGTGCGGCGCATGACCGGCTGGCCGGCAGCCCAGTCCTTGGCGTTCTGGCGGGCGTTCGGGTCGAGGGACTCGGCGAAGATCGTCCAGTCGCCGTCGTCCTCCTCTACGCCCCACTCGACCCCTGCCTTCATGTCCGGCTCCTTGGCAGTCGCGCCGCAGCGAATGCACGTCTGCGGATCATCGGGGTCGTTTGGGAAGGCATGGCGCGTGCACTCGACCTCGCCGTCACCCACCCCGAGGGCGGCGACCTGCTCGGCCTGGTGGGTGCGCCAGGACGCCCTCGGGGCCGCCAGGCCTGATCCTCCGATGCGCTGACCGCACCGGCAGTAGTAGCCCATCGGCACACCTCGCCCGGACTCGACCCACTGGAACGTCCCGCACCTCCGCAGCACCTCCGCGATCTGCTCCACGGACGGGGCGGTCACGGGGTCACCCCCGGCAGCGCGCGCAGGTCGCGGATGAGACGCCACCCGTCCTCCGGCTCGATCCCTAGCGGGTCGTCGCCGTCCTGGGCGTAACGGTCCACCACCTCGCGCACCTGCTCGGCGGTCACGGTCGGTGCGGCACCCCGGGCGGCGAGGGTGAACCCAGCGGCCAGGATGTCGTCCACCACGGTCGCCGTGATCGACTGCCCGTCCGGCGGGTCCGCCTCCTCGATCACCCGCAGCAGCGCCTCCCGGTCCGCCGCCTCCCCGGCACGGGCAGCGGCGGAGGGCAGGAGCAGCGCCATGACGCGCTCCACAGCCTCCCGGTCAGCGCAGCCGCCCCACGGCTCGTCACGGCCGGTGATCGCCTGCCACACCTGCTCGTAGGTCGGCCCGGCGTACCGCGCCTCCCCAGCACGGGCAGCGGCGGAGTCCAGCACCAGCCGAACCTGCGCCCGGAAGTGGCCGCGCCGTTCCTCGCGCTCAGCCTCGTCCCACGCTGGCGTCTGCTCAGGGCTGGCCCACAGCGCTCCGGCCCCCGTGGCCTCCGCGAGAGCCCGTGCGGCCCGCTCCACGGCGTCGGCGGTCGGGGCCGGCTGCGGGGCGTCCGGGCGGAACAGGACCGTCAGGGGGCCAAGGAACGCGGTCATCTGAGCCGACTGTGTGACGGAGAAGCGGCTGTTGTCAGGCCCCCACCAGTCGGTGTCGGTCTTGGTCCACGCCCAGAGGTTCATGTACGGCGGGGCGGTGATGCTGCCCCGAGTGCGCTTCGGCAGGTCGCGACTCTGCACGACGCTCCCGACGGGCAGCGCGTCGAGCTCAGACGCCGTCTTGATCTCGGTCATGGTCAGGCCGCCTTTGCGTTCGTGTGGTTGGTGCAGAGCCCGTCCGGGCTCGCGGTCATGAGTTGGCAGCGGGATCCACTGCGCTTCGCGTTACCCGAGCACTGCTGTGCGTCTCGCTCGGCACGCTGGCGGGCGAGGATCGCTGCCCACTTCGCCCGGGTGCAGATCCAGCACGATCGCCGGCCATCACCCACGACCCGGGTGTTCTCGGGCGTGAACGGGTGCCCCTTGGAGCACTTGGTCTTGCGGGAGTTGAGGGCGGAAGGCCCGATGCCTCGACGCGTGTTCTCGCCGTCAGTGACCGGCTCGAGGTGGTCCGGGCGCACGCAGTGCCGGACGCGGCACACGTGGTCGAGGACGAGCCCGTCCGGGATGGGGCCGTTGACCGCTTCCCAGGACACGCGGTGTGCGCGCTTGGTGACGCCTCGCTTCGGGGCGAACGCGCCGTAGCCGTAGCCGGTGATGTAGCCGGTCCACAGCCAGCACGTAGGCGTGCGGTCCACGTTCGCCCAGAACGAGGTCATCGGGTCGCGGGGCTGTCGCGCCGGGAGGGAGCCGCGCCGCTGGGCTGCCTTGTAGTGCGCGTTGCAGAGCCCGCGGGCCTGGACGGTGCGCTCGCACCCGTCCATGGTGCAGATTCGGGTAGCCTCCATGGCTAGCCCCCTCTCGCCGAGATCGAGATGGTGGGTCAGGCCCCGCGGAGTGTTACCAGCACTCTTCGGGGCCGCTTCGATTCTACCCCCTGATGTCCGCGGAATCACGGTGATCTGCGGCATCACGTCTCCTTGGTGGTGATGGGTGTGGTCGTGGTGCCAGTGGTGATGGGTGCGGGGCGCGGGATCGGCGTGCCGTAGTCTCCGAATCGCTCTTCGGGCCACTCGTCCCACGCGCAGGTGCCGCACAGGCGACGGCGGTCGTCGGGGCGGCGAGGGTTGAACGTGAACCCTCCCTGTCGGATCGCGAGGAGAAGCGACCGCGGATGCGTGCTGGTCGCCCCGCACTTCTCGCACCGGACGGTGGGTGGGGTCATGGACGTGATGCCACGCACCCAACCGCCGCGCGGCGGCTCGTCAGGGACGGCCGCGGGCAACCTGTAACCGAGAGTTACGAGTTCGCCCTCGGCGTGGTGGCTGCACATGTCCTCGTCGGCCTGCTCGCGTGTGCCGCGGGATGGTGCGCCGTCGTAGGCAGCCCGCCAGGACTCGGGGTGCAGGACGAACCTCGATCCGGAGGGGATGACGTCGGCGTAGATGTGCACGCGCCGGCAGCGGGGGCAGGCCTCGCGGGTCGTGCGTGCGGGCTTGGTCTCGTCCTCGGCGAGGAGGTCGTAGATGTCCGGCTGGGTGTGGGCGGTCATGACGCCGCCTGTGTCGGCCGCCACTGCCACGGGTCGAGCCGTGCGACATCGCCGCGGAACTCGAGCTTGATCGCGTTCGTTGTCCCCTGACGGTTCTTCGCGACGAGGATGTGCATCGTCGTGGGGTCCTGCTCCAGGTCGCGGTGCAGGAGCAGGATCACGTCCGCGTCCTGCTCGATCGCACCGGACTCCCGCAGGTCCGCGATCGTGGGCCGGCGGTCCTGTCTGGCTTCGGACTGCCGGTTGAGCTGGGACAGGGCGATGACGGGGACGCCGAGGTCCTTCGCGAGGAGCTTGAGCTGCCGCGACCACTCCGCGACCTGCTCGTGCCGCGGGCGCCGGTCACCTCGGGGTGCGGTCATGAGCTGGAGGTAGTCCACGACGATCCCCGCGAGCGGCCCCCGGCGGGACAGGGTGCGCGCATGGGACCGGATGTCCACGACACGCACCGCACCCCGGTCGTCGATCGCGAGGGGCAGCCGCCCGACACGCTCACGGACACCGGCGAGCTTCGACCAGTCCGCCTCGGTGAGTTCCCGCCGGTCCATGCGGGCCATCGGGAGGTTCGCCATCTGGGCGAGCATCCGGGTGTGGACCTCGGCGCGGGGCATCTCGAGGCTGTGGAACGCGACCGGTCCCCGCTCAGCCAACGAGAGGGCCGCTTGGAGTGCTGCCACGGACTTCCCGACACCGGGGCGTGCACCGATGACGTAGAGACCTCCGGGCCGCCATCCCTGGATCAGGTAGTCCAGGTCGGCCCAGGGTGTCGGGATCGACTGCGGGGCGGCCTCCTCCAGTGCGGCGAGGGTCTCGTCGATCTCCTCGCCGACGAGCCGCACCGTCGCGATCGCCCGGGACGACGCGTCAACCTCAGCGCGGGCGGTCTCGGCGATCTCCTGCGAGTCACCCCCTACCTCGGCGAGCTGCACGATGTGCTGACCTGCGATCCGGAGCCGGCGCAGCGTCGCGTTCTCCCGGACCATGCGCGCGTAGATGTGCGGCGGCTGGGCGATAGGTGCCGACGCGAACAGGTCGTGCACCCACAGCGTGTCAACACCGGGCAGGTCGATCCGGGACAGGTTCTGGGCGACGGCGGTCGGCTCCGGTGGGATGCGCTGGGAGTCCATCCACTGCATGAGGTTCCACAGCGCTTCGTGCTTCGGCTGGGCGAAGTCGGCCCCCTCCAGGTCCTCGATGTCCCGCAGGGTGCGGGGGCGGTCGAGGATGATGCCGAGGAGGGCCCGCTCGGGGTCGAGGTTGTCAGTCACAGGTCACCTGCCAGTCGGAGGTCGGTCACGGTTGGTCGGTCCCAGGGGGATGTGCCGCCGCCGGTGGTGGGGGCATCGAGCTCGTCGCTCCACCGCTCACCGTTGAGCCATGTGGTCGGGAGGGCCACGTACTTGGGGTCCTTGCCGTCAACGTGGGCGGCGTACTTCTTCGCGCCGAGGATGAGCGTCTCGGCGTCGGTCTTGCTGAGGGCCTTGGCGTAGGCAGTCCGTGCGTGGCCCCTGTCGGAGCGGCGCGGGTACGCGGCCCAGAACTCCTCGAAGCGCTCAGGTGAGGTCGTCGCGGAGCGGCGTGTAGTCCTCTCCTCTCCTCTCCTCTCCTTAGCATTGCTCGATGCACTGCCCGATGCATTGCTAGATGCATTGCTCGGAGCATCCGCCCAGCGAGCGGCTGCGGCGCGTCGTGCCTTGTCAGAGGCGTTTTTCACGCTCTCGGCGGAGTCCTGGTGTTCGAGGTAGTCGTGGACGACGAGAGTTCGCTCGTCGCGCTGCTCAAGGAGGCCGAGATGCACGAGTTCCTGCACGTGCATTGCATCGAGCAGTGCATGACGCATTGCCAGATGCATCGGCACGACGCCGTCGGTGGCGTGCTGGCGGGAGTAGAGGATGCACCAGAGGTGTCCGAGGATCGCGCGGGGGTGCTCGTCCATGAGGGAAGCGATCTTCGGGTTGTCGAGGTACCCGACATCGATCTTGGCGTAGTACCGGCGGTCAGCCATCAGTGCCCGCCTTCCATCTCGACGAGGTCCTGGACCGTCGCCCCGAGGAGCGCAGCCTCGATGAGTTCGAGGCGCCTCTCTGGTCGAACGGACTCGCGCTGGCACATGGACAGGGCGATGTTCACGCGCGTCTGCGGGTCGTCCGGGGCAGTGCTGGGGGTGTGGTCGAACAGGGTGCGGTGGTCGTAGCGGCCAGCGACGTCCGGGTGGAACGTCTTGCCGCACGTGGCGCACGTCTGAACTCGGCGGTACGTCATGGCGTGTCGCTTTCGATCGTGCGGACGGTGATGTTCGCGCCGGCTCGGGGGGCGTGGGTCTTCTCGGCGCGGATCCGGATGACCTGGGAGTCGTCGCGGATGATCTGGGCGTCCACGAGGGCGTCGAGGATGTTCCGCTGGTGCTTGTCGATGTCGCCGGAGGATCGGGTGATGGGGTGCTCGTGGCGCGAGGTCTTTGGTCGTTCGATCAGCACGATCGAGACGACTTCGACGGGCCCGGTGGCGGTCTCCCATGCCATCGAGTCGCGTGCCTGCGCGGCTGCGACGACGACTTGCTCACGCCACGGACGGGAGCCCTTGACTTGCTCGACGAGCCGCCCGTTGCCGACGTGGCGGAGGCTTCCCTTCGGTGCCGGGTGTCCGTAGACGATGAACCGAAGCTCGCTCATGCCGCACCTCGCCTGCGCAGGACGCGACGGTCACGTTCTGTTGTCCCGCCCCACACGCCGACCGTTGTCGGGTTAGCGAGCGCGGCAGCGAGGCACTGGGCGCGGACGTCGCACCCGGCGCAGACACGCTTGGCCTCGTCGGGTTTCTCGCCGGTCTCGGGGAAGAACAGCCAGTACCCGACCTCGATGCAGGCCGCGTCGTCCTGCCACGACGGCGGGTGGGTCACGGTGAAGGCGGTGATCGTGGTCATGCGATCTCCCCGAAGTCGAGGGCGCGGTCGCGCAGCCGCGTCCGCAGCGAGAGGTCGAGGTACTCGGCGTTCAGGTCGATGCCGACGTACCGGCGGCCGTGGCGCGCCGCGGCGAGCCCGGTGGTGCCGGAGCCGGAGAAGGGGTCGAGGACGACACCGCCGGCGCGACATCCGGCCTGCACGCAGAGCTCGGCGAGGGTCGCGGGCATGGTCGCGAAGTGGGCCTCGGCGAACGGCTGGGTCGCGATGACCCACACGTCACCCGGGTTGCGGCCCTTCCCGTGCGAGAGGCCGTTGCGGATCCCCTTCGGGCCGAAGTTCGTCTGCGGCGGAGCGCCGGGCGGCGTCGCGCCCGGGCGTCCAGCGCGGTGCTGGCGCATCGACTGCCCGGGGACGTCCGCCTCCTTCGAGTCGCGGTCCCAGGACAGGGCCTCGAGCCGCTCGGTCGTGATCGGCCGGCGCAGCGGGTCGAGGTCGAACCAGTACCGGGGCGACTTCGCGAGCAGGAACACGTGCTCGTGCCGCGTCGTCATCCGGTCCGTCACGGACTCGGGCATGCCGTTCGGCTTGGCCCAGATGATGTCGTTGCGCAGGATCCAGCCGGCGTCCTGGAGAGCGAACGCCACCCGCCAGGGCATGCCGAGCAGGCTCTTGCGCGGCAGGTCGGCGCGGCGGCCGGTGAGGTTCGGGACCATGCCTGACCTGGTGCCGACGAGTGTGCTCGTGTTGTTCGGGTCGCCGTGCCCGTTCGACGAGACGTAGGAGTCGCCGAGGTTGAGCCACAGCGTGCCGTCGTCGGCGAGCACCCGGTGCACCTCGGCGAACACGGCCGCGAGCGCCGCGACGTACTCGGACGGGCTGGCCTCGGCGCCGAGCTGGCCGGCGACGCCATAGTCCCGCAGGCCGAAGTACGGCGGAGAGGTGACGACGCAGTCGACCGACGCCGAGGGCAGGGTGCGCAGGACCGAGAGCGCGTCGCCGTGGTGGAGGGTCACCGTGTCGTCGGTGAAGTACGGGGTGGTCATGCCGACACCTCCCCGTAGCGCTCGGCCAGTTCCGCCGACGTGCTCAGCGGGAACACCCGGACGCCGGTCTCGCGGGCGCGGGCCTCGTAGTCGGCGAGGTCGAACGCGGACCCGCAGCCGCAGCCGCAGCGGATCAGGTCGAGGTCGGCGAGCAGGTCGAGCAGGTCGACGTCGGGGCGCAGCACGGGGGCGGTCATGCAGCCACCTGCTCCCCGGTGATGGCCGCGACGACGGTCGCGATGAGGTCGCGGGCCGCGGGCGGGGTGACCGCGTTACCGGAGAGCTTGACCTGCTCGCGGCGGTTCCCGGTCATCACGTAGTCGGCGGGGAAGGCCATGGCCTGCTTGATCTCGGAGGGCTCGAGCATCCGGAAGCGGACGTCGTCGATGTTCACGGTCCGGCCGGTCAGGAGGGACTGGTGCCCGTGGGTGGTGATCGTCCGGACGGGCTCACTGGCCGGCGTTGTCATCTCCGGGCCGCCCTGGTTGTTCCGCATGATCAGGGCGTGCCGGTCGACGGTGGTCACCGTGGGGAGGGCGCGGTCGACGGCGTCGTCGAAGGCTGCGGCGTCGGCTCGCCGGTGCTGGTCGACTCGGGCTCGGTCGGCGTCACGGGCGTCTGCGAGGGCGGCGAGCTCGGCGAGGGCTCGGGCACGGCGGGTGTGGTCACGGTCGGGCACGGGGTCTCCTCGGCGGGCTTGCATGCCCACGGGTCGCTGCTGTTGTGCTGCCCGGACCAGTCGAACTGCACCATCACGCAGTCGGCGGTGGTCGCGAGCTGGTACGTGGTGCCGCAGGGGCGCCCGTAGTTCGAGCCGCAGAGGATCTCCTGGGTCGGCTCGATGGCCTTGATCTCCCACGCGCCGGGGTCGACGGTGACGGTCCAGTGCTCGCCGTCCCAGGCGATGGACTGGACGCCGGCTGCGGGGAGGGTGGGCTGCTGCTCGGGCGGCGGGGGAGTCCACGCGGACGCCCGGAGCGCGAGGGTCGTGCCGATCATCGCGAGGGCCATGACGGCGATGACGACGCCCTGGATGATCGCTCGGGCTGGTCGGGTGGCTAGGGTGTGCGTGCTCGTGCTCATGGCGCGAGTCCTCTCGGAGTGGAGGGCGCCCGGCGGTGTGGAACCTTGGCGGGAGAAGCACCGCCGGGCGCGAGGGGTGTTGGTCAGCAGGCGAAGATGTGGTGCGTGTGCGTGTCGGGGTGCTGCTGGCAGGTGACGGGCGCGGCCTCGGGGTGAAGCGCAGCGACCTCCTCGCTCATCGGCTGCCATCCGCGAGTCGTGCCGCACGGGGGGAGCAGCAGCGCCGCGTCCTCGGGTGTGACGTCGTTGCGGATGCAGATGATCGCGTTGAAGAACCGCTCGCCGATCAGTGCGACGTCGTACTCGCCGGACGCGATCACGTCACGGTCCTGGGTGAAGGTCAGGCTCATCGCGCACGGTCCTCGATCGCGGCGACGACCTGGATCGACAGCAGGCAGTAGTCGTCCGCGATCCCCGCGGCCTGCTTGCCGGGGAGGACGTGCGTGATTCGGGCGGTGACGACGCGGTCGCGGTTGTAGCCAGCGGTGAAGCGTGCCCGAGCGTCACGACCCTCGGGCACCCACGTGGACTTCGGGGTGCCGTACTCGTTCACCTCGATCAGCCGCAGCAGGTCCCCGACCTGGAAGTCGCGGTCGTGCTGACGGATCTCGGCGCGCTTCTCCCCGGCAGCCACACGGTCGAACCACAGGGTGCGGGTCTTGAGGTCGTGCGTGGTCATCGCTCGTCTCCTTCGGCTGGCGGGGTCAGCTCGTCACGTCGCGCCCGGATCCGCGCACGCATTTCCGGGCTGGACGATGCCGCGTGCATCCGACCGAGCGTCTCGACGTCCGTGCACGCGGCCACCTGTTCGGCGGTCGGCTCAGACGGGGCGGGGGCGGCGTCGGGGAGAGGCTGCACGGTGAACGGAGCGCGCTTGCCCCGCGTCGTGGTCAGCGCGATCGTCAGCGGCCTGTCGATGTCGCTCATGTGCGAGATCTGGATGCCGCCGACCTCGACCCCGCCGAACTTCACGGACGGCTCACGGAAGAGCGTCAGCCGGCGGCCCGGGTAGGTCGTCTCCACGTCGCGGCTGCCCCACGCCGCCGCCATGACCCGCCGCTGGGTCTTCGACGGCCGGTACGGGCGCCCTGGGAGTTCGACGAGGTGGAAGTTGAAGGGCTGCTCGGCGGACCCGGGAGTGACCTTCTCGATCGTGAAGGTGCGCGGGCCGGTGAGCAGGTCTTCGGCGTTGATCTGGTCGCTCTTCGGAGCGATGCTCGCGGTGAGGTCCATCAGAGGGTCATCTCCTCGATGCCGTCGTCGTAGAGGTAGTAGCCGGGCGGGTCGATGGGCTCGATGTCGCCGGGCTGGTCGTCGTCGCCGGGCCACGTGTCGGTGGCGAGGCGGGCGGCGTAGGTGTCGATGGCCTGACGCACGGCACGTTCGCCACCGAGGACCCACAGCGGGTTCGCGAGGGACACGACGCGGACCTCGTGCGGCGGTTCCTTCTCCACGAAGATCAGGACCGTGGGCTGCGGGTCGAGGCCGTTGATGCGCAGGAGGTGCCGGTACGCCTCGGACTGGATGTCGTAGCCGTAGTCGACGATGGCGCGTGCGAGCTTGTGTCGGCGGACGTCGGTCGTGGTCTTGATGTCGACGTTCGTCGCGGTGTCGGTGAGGTAGTCGATGCGGCCGCGGAGTCGCACGCCGGTCTCGGGGTCGGTGCCGAACAGCGATACCTCGGGGCGACCCGGGAGAGCGAGCAGGGGAGACGCCTTCGGGTGGGTCAGGACAGCCTCGGCGATGGCGTCGACCTCGGCGAGCAGGCCGGACTTCACCGGGACGAGCCCGTTCGCGCGGGCGTCGGCGATGAAGTCCTTCGCGGCCTTCGTCGAGGCGGCACCGTTGGACGCCAGGTACTCGTCGGGGATGACGGCAACGTTCATGCCGACGCCGAGGATCTTCGCGTGCACGGCGTGCCCGAAGTCGAACTCGGACTTCTCGACGCGGTGGTCCATCTGCTGCCGGTAGTGCAGCGGCGAGCGGAGGATCCACTTCATGCCAGTCGCCGACAGGCCGGACATCGCGTGGTACTCGGCGTCCGGGATGCCCGAGACGATCCCGGTTGGCTCGGCGGTCGTGGTCATGCCGACCACCCCGTCTGGTAGTCAGCGAGCGTCGCCTGGACTGCGCCGAGGAACCACTCCTCGATCCACGCGACCACGGTCGCGACGTCCTGCTCGTGGTCGAAGGGGATGCCCTTCTTCTCATCGAGCGCGTCGGCCCGGATGTCCCGCGCGATCTGCTCGCGGACGGCAGCCTCGATCAGCGGGGCGGCGGCGTCCACGATCTTCGTGACGATCTCGTCGGGGCACGCGAACGGCGCCACCTCGATAGCGGCCTTGTGCGCCGCGCTCAGTTCGATGATCATCGGTCGTTCTCCCAGTCGTCTCGGAAGTAGCCCGGCTCGTCGCTCGGGTCGTAGGGCTCGTCCGTGTCCGTGTCCATGTCCTCGGCGATCTCGGCCAGAGCGGCGCGGAACTCGCGGTCGGTCATGGCGGTCATGCGGACACCTCGATCTGCTCGCTGATCGCGGCGAGGAGTGCGTCGTCGGGGCGCCAGAGCCCGAGCCGACCGGTCGCCGGGATCGGGCGGGGCAGCGGGCGCGGGTTCGCGAGGACGAGGTGGTAGTGGTCCGGCATGGCCCACTTCGAGCAGGTCGGCGTGTGGCCGTACCCGTCGACGTGCTCGGTGCAGTCGGCGTGCACGTCGACGAGGTCGACGATGCCGATCACCTGTCCGAAGGCCGTGAGACCGTCGACCCACGACCAGTCGTCGAGGGCACGCATGCCGTCCGGGTCCGGTCCCCACATGCTCATCCAGAGCTGGTACGCCGCCTCGACGTTTGGGTCGGCGTAGGAGTCTCGATCGGGTGTCTTCGACACGTGGATGGCGACGGGTCCGCGGTACGGGCCGAGGGGCCGGACGCGGTTCTCGACGTCCTTGCCGCCGTGGACGATCGCCCACGCCCAGGGCTGGCGGACGGTCAGCACCCTCATCACGCCACCTCCGCGTTCGCGAGCTCGAGCAGCACGTCGGCGTGGCACGGCTGGTCGAGCGGGCACCAGCACGCCAGGTCACGGCCACGCAGCGCCGCGACGTCGAGGGTCGGGGCGACTTCACGCTCGAACGCCTCGACGGCGACGGAGAACGCCAGGTACTCGGGCTCATCGGATCGCCCCTGACCGAACGCCGCGAGCGTGCTCCGGCCGGGGTCGCGCGTGTCGTCGACGAACCACACGAGCACGCCGTCGACCGCGTCTCGCATGCGTGTGACCTTGAAGGGGTTGCCCCACTTCGTCGGCCTCGCGACAACCACGGCGTCGGGGTTGTCCGCCCGCCAGGGGTGCTGCCGGGTCATCTGGATGCGCTTCGGCATCACGCCACCCCCAGGTACCGGTCGATGGCGTCTGCGAGCTGCTGCTGCGCGATCTGTGCCGCGTAGTAGTCGCCCTCCTTCCGCCACCTGACAGCGGCGGCGATCAGGGAGTCCCGGCGCACGTCGTGGATGGCGGGCACGAAGCTCGCCCGGGTCTCGTGCAGCCGGTCGATGGCCTTGTGCAGCACGTCCACCGCAGCAGCCGGCGGAACCTCACCGAGGCCGTCCGGCGCGTACTCGATGACCGTGTCAGGGCCGTCTGGGAATGTGTGGCGGCTCATGCGACACCGTCCCTGTCGTCGTGCTCGTCCCAGCACGTCGCGCAGACACACGCGCACCGATGCTGCCCGAGGCAGAGATGCGCCTCGTGCGGGATCGTCCTCATGCGGCACCTCGCTCGGCTGCGGTGCCCTCGTGCGGGCGCGACGGCGCGAGATCCATGTGCGCGGTCAGCCCCAGCAGGTCCTCGTCGCTGAGCCACTCGTTCGCGACCCGCAGCGCCGAGTCCACGTGCGCATCCCACGAGTCCGACTGGCAGTCACGCTCCTGCGGCGTCAGACACCCGACCAGACCCAGCTCGTGGTAGCCGGGGACGCACTTGCCAACGACGCGCTCCTCCGGGTCACGTGGGAGGAACCCGCACGACCGGCACGCACGCTGCTCACGATCAGCAGCACGACTCGCGATCGCCAGGACCTCAGCTGCCGGGACACGCTCCGGAAGGCCCAGATCCAGCGGGGCCGGGAACAGGGACTCCCACACCCGCGCGATACGGGCACGCAGGGCGGTCACCGGGACACCTCGACAGGCTTGCCGTCGACCAGGGAGTACTTCTCGTCGGCCTCCCACTGGCCGGTGTCGATGCTGTACGCCTGGCCCCAGCCTGAGCACTGGGCGCAGATGAAGTTGTCGCTCGGCATGGCGTCGCTTACGTATGCCTTGTCGATGGCCTCGTCGAAGTCGTCCGCCTCGACCTCCACGCTGGTCGAGACGACCTGCGTGAAGACGATCTGGTAGGTGCTCATCTCGTACACTCCTGTCTGAGTGATTCGGTGCGACCCCGCGGCTGACAGGCTGAGCGGGGTCGCGCTGTGTGTGGGGGCTCAGGCGGACGAACCGCGCTTCTCCCAGTCCGGGAGGTTGCGGGCGAACTCGTCGAGGTCGTCGCGGAGGAAGCCGCGCTTGCCGCCGAGTGCCCGCGGGATGATCAGCGACTCGGCCTGGTAGCGGGCGAGCTGGCGGGGGCTGATCGAGAGGTAGAACGCGGCCTCCTCGTCGCCCATGAGGATCGGCGCGTAGGCCGGGCGGATGCTCACGCCGGCACCGCCGTCCGGGCCGCGTACCGGTTGACGAAGTAGATGCGTCCCTTGCCGGTGACCAGGGGCGTCGTCTTCTCGGAGATCTGGCCGTCCGAGTGGGTGATCACGGTGTCGACGGGCTTGAAGAGCCCGAGGTCCATCGCGTTCTGGGTGGGGCGGTTCCAGTCGCGACCCTTGCGGGAGCAGAGGTAGCCGTCGCGGCGAAGCCACTCGAACAGCCGGTTGGTGCCGATGTCGACCCCGTTCGCACGGAGGACGACGGCGAGGTGGCTGACGAGCATCGTGGTGTCGGACCTCGCCACGGAGTCCGCGAACAGCACCTTGGGGGCATCCTGCTCGACCTTCTCGGCGAGAGCGGCACGGGACTCGGCTTCCGCGGCGAGCGCACGGAGCGCCGACGGGTAGTCCTTCGGCATCCCGTAGCCGCCGGTCCGACGCACCTCGGGGAGCAGCTCGTGCGTGACCCAGCGCTTGAAGGCTCGGGCCCCGTCGATCTGGCTGCCGAGGATTGCGGCGTACAGGCCCGACTCGGTGATCACCGTCATCTGCTGCACGCCACCAGGGGTATGCAGCGGACGCATACCCTTCTCGTCCTCGTCGAGACGGCGCGTCATCGCCGGCGTGATGCTGTAGCCGAGGATCGAGGCGACATCGGCAGCGACGAACCACGGGTCTCCGTGCTCGTCAGTGACGATGCGCACGGCCTGGCCGTGAAAAGCGCGCTGGATCAGGTCGGTGGTCATGCCGGGACCTTTTCTCTCGTCCGGGTGGAGCCTGCCGCGTTTGTCACTCGGTGCACTCGAGATCCGTCGTGTCGCTCGAAGATCTCGTCCACGTCGCGGTCGATCCACTTGCAGATCGTGGCGGCGAGGTCCTCCGAGCAGCCACGCATCGTCCCCGTCTCGAGGGCGGAGATCGTGGCCTGCGTGCACCGACTGAGCGCGGCGAGGTCGTACTGGGTGAAGCCGGCACGGCGTCGGGCTGACGCGATGCGCTGGCCGTCGATGACCTTCATCCACACCTCCCTCAGGTACCTGACCTTGGGTCGTCGTGCGGCCATCTTGCTCCCTTTCGTTCGGCGTGACAAGTGAAGGTTGCCGCACATGTCTGCGACTTGTCAACACCTGAGGGTGGACACGCAGGTCAGGTGCGCCTAATCGCGGTTTACTTGTCTGCGATTTGGCCGCAAGCGGTGGCATCAGCGGGACTAGCACCGGGAGGCTGTGGGCATGACACCCGATACCCCGACCACGCTGCGAGACGTCGCCATCGCGGCGTCGCAGCGCGTGGGTGGCCTGCAAGGCCGCGCCCTCGATCGCGAGGCCAAGCGGCGCGGGCTGACGTTGTCGTACACGACCGTCGACAAGATCATCGCCGGGACGTACAACTCTCGACCCAAAGCGACCACGCTCCGGGCTCTAGCCGAGCTCTCGGGCATCGCGCTCGCCCAGGTGTACCAAGCGGCAGGGGAGCCGATGCCATCGGTCCCGCTGTCCGAGATGTTGCCGCCCGACGCCGATCTCCTGTCTCCCGATCAGCGCCGCGTCGTCATCGACGTGGTGCGCCAGTTCGCCAAGCAGAACCGCGAGCTGGTCGAGGTGCGAAAGGAGGTGGCGGCCAGTGCTGAGCACCCCGCCCCCATAGCCGACACATCGAAGAACACCCTCACGGTGCGAGGCGAGCCGCTGACAGACCTAGAAGGTGGTCCGCGGCCGCCGACAGATGGACCTCGTGCTGACGAGGGGTCGACCCCCCATCAAGAACGAGAAGAGGGCCGAGAGCGCCGGACTCCACCGCCGGCGTGAGGAGCACTCGAATCAGTGCATGATGACCGGGAGGGGCGGCCACGATCACGCATCCGATCGCGCTCAACGTGATGGTCAGTGCTACGACGCTGTTCTGTTCCGTGGTGCGCTCCACGTGGCCCTCGCCCTCGAGGTCACGCCGGGCAGGGGGCCGCTCGGCTGGGGGAAAGGCATCGTCACATCGGCCACTGACACGGGTACATGGCCTCACGGCAAGCCGGGCGGTTCGTCCTGGTTTGTCGCGCCCATATGGGTGGTTTGCGTAGCGAGGCCTTCCCGAACCCTCACGTTCGGCATCTCGCATCCGGGTGACGCGATGCGCTCGCATGCACCGAAACTTGAGGCTGGCGCCTCAACTCGCACTCCCCAGAGGCCGATGGCTGGGGGAAGCACGCCCGCGCGGGCCGTGCGGATCCACGAAGACCAGACCCAGGAGGACGCCATGAAGAAGCAGGGGGCTGCGGCCCTGGTCGCAATCGTGCTAGCACTCGCCGGCTGCGGCGCGGCCGATGCTGGTGCGGAGAGCACGGAGGCGCCGAAGGAGACGAAGGCATCCGTCGAGCGCGTCACCGTACCGGATGTCGTGGGCATGTCGATCGATGATGCGACGTCTAGCCTGACCGCAGAGGGCTTCCCCGTCGAGACGATCGGTGACGTCGGCGAGGTCGAATCGCAGTCGCCGTCTGGCGGAGTCGAGGTGGATCCCGGGACTTCGGTGATGCTCACCGTGGTGGACAAGGTCGCACAGGAGGCCGCCGCCGCCGAGGCTGCTGCCGCTGAGACTGCGCGAGTCGGCTCGGTGTCGCAACAGAACGCGTACAAGTCCGCGGTGTCCTACCTGAGTCACTCGGCCTTCTCACGGGCCGGGATCATAGGGCAGCTCACCAGCGAGTACGGCGAGGGGTACCCGCCGGAAGACGCTGAATTCGCCGTCGCTCGGCTTGAGGCCGAGGGTGGTGTCGACTGGAACGCTGAGGCGGCCGAGTCGGCTCAGTCGTACCTCAGCCACAGTGCGTTCTCACGGCAGGGACTCCTCGATCAACTCTCGAGCGAGTACGGCGAGCAGTTCACGCCGGAGCAGGCGGAGTACGGCGTCAGCACCACGGGCCTGTAGGCCGCGCGACGGCCGCCGCGCCGGTGGCGACGCCAGGGTCCGACAGGGACGGCCAAACGACCCGAATCGACACAGGAGGACAGCATGAACAAGCAGGGGGTAGCCGCTCTGGCGGCGGTCGCGATGATCGCACTCGCAGGCTGCTCTGCCGGCGGAGATGGGGGTAGCGGCGACGCACCTCCGACGCCTGAGACGAAGGACGTGTCATACGCGACGATTGACGAGTTCCGCGATGCTGTCGTAGACGCCGGTGTGGACTGCTCGGGCTTCTCCGAGCGCACAGGCATGGCGCACGCTGCCGCCGGCGCCGACTGTAGTTCGGCGACAGTCATCATGATCTTCTCGTCCGAGTCGCAGCGCGACGAACAGGTCGCGACGCTCAAGTCCTTCGCGGTCGACGACGAGGGTCGGCCGCTGCTCGTCGGCCCGAACTGGGTCGTGAACGGCGGCATCGGAGACCTGGAGAAACTCCAGGCGGCGATCGGCGGGATGATCGACACGTCGATGCCGAACTGACGCCTCTACGACCTCACATCCTCCTCCTCGCCCTTCTTCTTCGGCGCCGGTCCGATCGCATCGACCCACGCACCACCCAGGGCGGTGACCGCGGCACGCTTCTCGGCCTCCTGCGCGTGCCGGTACATCTGCGTGACCTGGGCGCTGGAGTGTCCGACGATCTCGCCGATGACCTGGAAGTCCACCTTGAGCGACGCGAGGATCGTCACCGTGGTGTGCCGCGCCCAGTGCCCAGTCATCGACGTGCCACCGGGGATCGCCTCGGCCTTGGTGATGACGCCGGCGGTGTGCAGCAGGTCGCGCCACTCCTGGGCGTCGTCCTTCGGGAGGATCGGTGCACCGGTGCCGTCGTGCCAGATGAGCCCGTGAGGGTTCGGCAGGTGCGCGGTTGCCGCGAGGTGACGACGGATCGCCTCGACGAGCTGGGGGACGAGCGGGATGACGCGCCCGGTCCGGGACTTCGGGCGCGTGAGGTGCCAGGCACCGGTGAGGCGGATCATCTCGAAGTCGTCAGGGATGATCCATCGCGCCTGCGGGCAGCGAGCGCCCTGCTTGAAGCCGCAGGGGTCGTCGCCGCAGCCGTGCTGGCGGCGGAGCTCCTCGAGCTTCCACGACACGGTGTAGAGCCCGGCATCGAGATCAAGGTCGGCGAGGGTGGCGCCGAGGATCTCACCCTGCCGCTGCCCGACGAGGAGCTTGAACCACCAGCGCGACCCGGCGGAGTCGGGCATCTCGGCGGCGGCCTTGAGGATGGCGACGGCCTGGGCCGTGGTGAGGGACCCGCGGTCCTTGACGACGACGGCGCCGCGCGCGCCGGGCTTGCGGACGTCGTGCGCGACGTTGGTCCGGACGATCTTCTCCGCCACGGCGGCGTCGAGGATCATCGACAGGACGATGTGCGCTTGGCGAACGGTGGAGGTGGCTCGTCCGGCGTCGGTCATCTTGACGCGCAGGGCCCGCACGTCGGAGGGCTTGAGCGCGGAGACCTTCCTGTGCCCGAGGGTGGGGACGATCCACTTGCGGACGAGGCTGGCGTACCCGGCGTAGGTCTTGGGGTCGATGTCAGGCTTGGCGACGGTCTCCAGCCAGTGCGGCGCCCACTGCTCGACCTTGACGCTCTTGGCGAGCGGGGAGCCGTGCTCGGTGACCTCGGCGCGCAGGCGGTTGAGTCGGCGGGCGCACTCGGCCTTGGTCTTGGCGGTGACGTACCACTGCTGGCGGGCTCCGGTGGCGTCGAGCCCGCCGTCGACGACGCCACGCCAGAGCTTGCCGCCGCGGATCTCGTACAGGGCTCCGTCACCGTGAGAGCGGGTCTTGGGCATCGCTCACCTCCGGTGCACACATTAGTGCACACATGACTTGACTGGACATGGGTATGACATGACACCCCACACGATGGGGTCGTTTTGGACCTGACCTGCGGTTTCGCGAGGTGAGAGGTCTGCCAGCCATGTCCACAGCATAGCGTTTCGTCCGACTGTTAATCGGACGGTTGCTGGTTCGAGTCCAGCCGAGGGAGCACAGAACCCCCATCTGACGTCGTCAGGTGGGGGTTGTGCTTTTCCGGGAGCAGTGCGGTCACTTCGACGCCGAGCGCGTCCGCCGCCGCGATGAGGTCGGCGATGGTCCACGGCACCTGTCCGCGGAGTTTCTTCGACACGCCCGACTGGCCGATCCCGAGGGCGGCACCGAGTGCTCCCTGCTTGATGCGCTGGCGCCACATGATCTGGTGGACGCGCTCGCCAACCTCGGCGTCGACGCTGATCTCGGGTCCGATCGGCAGGCTCATGAGCATGAGGCTAGGGCTTGCCCATCGAGGTAGTCAACGACCAAAAGGGGCATATCGCCTCTGTGAGACTGGCAAGTCCTGACAAGACTTGACCGGGCAACTCGCCCCCTCTACGTTCGATGCATGCCCACCAGGACTGAAGTGCACTCGGAGTACCGGCTGACGACTGGTCAGGCTGCAGGGCTCCTCGGCGTCAGCGTCCGAACCGTCCTACGTCTCGAGGAACGGGGAGACCTGTGCCCTCGCAGGCTTCCAAGCGGGCATCGGCGGTTCAGTGAGCACGAGGTCACTTCTCTCATGACTCCCGGCTACTCCGTAGGCGAGCGTCCCAGCGACTTGGTAGACCCGCGATGAGCCCCCAGGCCGATACGCGCGCCACGGCGGTCTATGCGGGCACCTGCGAGTTCTGCGCCAGCGACGTCACGGTGACCGTGCGCCTCTCGCGTGCCTGCTCGGGACGTGAGGAGGGCTTCGACATGAGTTCGTGCCCGGGCTGCGGGGCGCTGTTCCCGGTCGAGCTGGTCCGGGTCTCGTGAGCGCGATCGCTCCGTCCCGGACCGCTTCGGTGCCCACCCTGTCTGTGGACTCCGCTCGGGAGCTGACGGAGCAGATCCGCGCCTGCGTGGTGCGCACGATCGACGTGCTCGGGGAGATCGACGCGCTGGTGGTCCGGGCGTACGAGGGCCGGGCGTGGGTGGTCCTGGGTCACGACTCGTGGGAGGCGTACTGCGCTGCTGAGTTCTCGGACTCGCGGCTGTGGCAGAGCGTCGCTCAGCGGCAGGCAGCGACGCTGCGCCTGCGAGAGGCCGGGCTGTCGGAGCGAGCCGTCGCGGCAGTCCTGGGCGTCGGGAAGGGGACGGTCGGGCGCGACGTCGAGTCGGTATCGACTGCCCCGACCGGGGCAGTCGATACCGCTGTGGGGCTGGATGGTCGTGAGCGGCCGGCCCGTCGTCAGGACTCGGCGCAGGTGCGGCGGCGTTCGGCGACGGTCGTGGCGCTGCGGTCTCAGGGTTGCACGCAGGTGGAGATCGCCGCGCAGCTCGGGATCGCCCAGTCCACGGTGAGCACCTGCCTCGCGATGGCCACCGCCCGGGGCGAGCTGGATCCGGTCGCGGTGCTGGGCGTGCCCGAGCCCCGGCCGCCCGTCGACGACACCTCGGTCGAGACGTCGACGGTGCCAGCGCCGTCGCGTGCTGGGGCGCTGATCGCAGAGGCGGCGGCGCGCGCTGCTGCTCTGTCGACGCACGTGCGTGCGCTGCGCGAGACGGTCGTCGACGCCGACGAGTGGACGAGCGACGTGCTGCTCGCGGCGGATGTCGCCGACGTCGTGAGCACGCCTCTCGCCGAGGTGGCAGGCGAGCTCGAGTACGTCCTGGCGCACCTCGACGAGTCGCCGTCGCGGCTCCATGTGCCGCCGTCGGCGCGCTCGCACGTCCTGCGTGCCCGGCGGGTGCGGCAGATCGCCCGGGCGCTCGCGTCGGGGCAGAGCACGCCCCAGGTCGCGGCGGGCCTGGGGATCGATGTCGACGTCGTGGTCCGTGTGGACAGCGAGGTCGCGGCGCTACCGGCTGACCGCCGCCCGGGCGCCGGCGGACATCAGGTCTCGGGCGGCTGAGCCCGGACACGACGAAGGCCGGCTCCCTTGGCCCGGCGCCGGCCTTGTCGCTCTCGAAGAGAACCAACGAAGGGATCCTCACATGGACGCCGTGCTGGTGCCTAGACCGACGCCGGGTGGATTCGGTCCTGTCGAACTGCGATGCGGGGTCGGCCGATGACCGGGCCGGAGGTCGGCGTGCGCCGGCGCGACCGTCTGGTGCCCCGCCAGCTGCTGGTGCTGCTGTGGGCATGGGCTGCGGTGATCACGCTGGTCTGGGCCGCGGGGGCACTCGCGGGTGGGTTGCCGGCTCGGTTGGTGCCGTGGACGGTCACCGGCTCGGCGCTGATCGGGTTGTCCGCAGCACGCTCGGGTGCCCGTCGTCTGTGGTGGGCGGTTCTCCACGCCGGCGTTCATCTTCCGTTGCTCGCCGTCCAGGTCAGCGGTGGGTGGCTCGTGCTCGGGGCGTTCGCGGCGGTCGCCGCGACGGTCGGCACGCACGTCGCGATGCGGCCTTCGGTCGGGGCGGCGTGGTTCGCGTGGACGGCGACAGCGCTGGTGCTGCTGGCGGCCGCGAGTCGGTTGTTCGGCGGTGCGTCGTGACTCGGCGCACGGCGGGGAGACCGGTCGGCGACGCGGCGTGGATGGCGGACGCCTGGTGCGCGTCGCCGGAGGGAGTCGCGTCGGGGTTGTCGTGGCTCGACGAGGAGCCGTCTGCCGGTGCCCGGGCGAAGGTGGCGTGCCGTGAGCACTGTCCGGTCATCGGGCAGTGCCTGGTCTGGGCTCTGGGTGCGGAAGCGCGCATGGGGGTGGCGGGCCGCGGCGGGGTCTGGGGTGGTCTGGGCCCCACGGAGCGTGAGGACGCGTCGCGTGCGGCTCATCTGCAGCAGCGCCGGGACCGGGGTCGATCGAAGCGGATCGGGGGCGCAGCGTGATGGCGCCGGGTCGGGGTCGGTGGGCGCAGGTCGGCGGCTCGGCCTGGACGGTGGTCGTCCATCCGGACGCGGGGTGGTGGCCGCGGGCGGTCACCCGCATCGCGGCGACTGCCGTGTGCCGCCTCGTCGGGCTCGCGGGTGGGTCGCGGTGGCTGCCGCAAGCCGTCGTGAGACTCGCGGGTGGGCGTCTGGTGGAGCCGGTGCGGTTGTGCGACCCCGACGAGGACGACCTGGGGATGCCATCGCGCTTCTTCGTGCTCAGTGCGGATGCCGCTGACCGCACGGTTGAGCACGACCCGTCGACGGCGGGGCTGGTGCACGAGCTGCTGTGGCACGCGGGGCGGCCGGCGACGAGCGCAACCGGCGACTGGGCGAGCGCCGCGCACGAGCGTGACGCGGACGAGGCAGATGTTCCCTGTCAGGCCTGGGTGCAGTTCGTGCTCCGTGTCTTGTCGCTGCGCGCCGGGCAGGTGCGATGAGCTCGCCGGTAACGCATGGTGGTGGCGCCTTCGCCGCGGCGATGTGGCCGGGCCTGTGGCTCTCGGGTGTCTTGGCCGTCCTGGCGTTCGCGCTCTCGTTCTCCGCGCTGTCGGCCGTCGGTGTCGCCTCGGGGATCGACCCGCGGCTCGGTTGGGCGTTCCCGTTGATCATCGACGGGTTCATCCTGCTCGCGACCTGGGCCGCGTGGCGGTTCCGTGCTCAGGGGTTGCGGGGCGCCTGGTACCCGTGGGCCGCGTTCGTGGTGTTCTCGGCGGTCTCGATGACGGGCAACGCATTGCACGCTCACCCGGTCGAGGTGAACGGTCTGCTGCTGGCCGGGTGGGCGGCGACGGCGTTCTCGACGGTGCCCTCCATCGCCCTGCTCGTGGCCTCGCACATGCTGCTGATGATCGCCACGGCTCGGGTCGCGCCGCGGAACTCAGGTGCGCACGCCGTCCATGGCGAGCGCGTCGTCGAGTCCGCTGGGGAACGCGACGGGGCGGCGTCGTCGGACCCGGTCCAGGTGTCCCCGATGACCGATCCCGCGCCTGCGGGTGTCCCACCGCGGCCCAGCGGTCGTCCGGTGCGGGCGAGTTCGTCAGTTCCGTCTGGTCAGGGTCGACCGACGGAGGGCGACCGGGTGCCGACACCGGCACGGAACGGTCACGAGGCACTCCGGGCGGGCGTCGAGGTGGCCGTTCGTCCTCGGGCTCTGACCCTCGTTCGGCAGTCCGCTGCTCTCGCGACGGCTCCGGACCTCGTGGTTCTCGAACAGCCGCAGGTCCCCACTGCCTCGACAGTCTCGGCGGCGGGGTCGCCGGTCGCTGACTGGGTGGCCGCGCGCGTCGCGGATGGCCTGCCGGTGACGGGACGAGAGCTCGTGTCGGCGGGGCTGGCGACCTCGGAGTCGACGGCGCGGCGGTGGCTGCGCGAGCTGCGCGCTGTCGACCCCGGAGTCTTCGTCGGGCAGCGCCGATGACCGGCAGGAGACCGCGTGCGGGCATGCGCGGGGCGTCGAGCGTGCGCCTCTGGGTAGTCGGCATGACCTGCGGTGTCGTCGTGCTCGCGGCGATCTGGTGGGGATCAGCGGTCGTGAACGCGCCGCGCGTGGTGGTCGGCGACCCGATGACGTCAACGGTCGAGGTGGGCGAGTCGGCTCCGTTGAGGTGGACGGCTCGCGGACCGGGCACATGCAGGGTCGAGGTGACGACCTCTCCCGCCGACGGGGACCTGTTCCTGGTGACCGGACGGGTCGAGTGCGTCGACGAGCGGTCCGCGGTGCGCCGGCTCCAGGACGCGGTCTCGGCGTGGGTGTTCGCCAGTGGCGGGCGGTTGCCCTGGGTCTACTGGCTCTGGGACGTGCGGGTCACCGGCGTTGGCGCACTGGCCTGGGCGCTGGTCGCCCGGAAGTGCTGCTCGGCGAATCGGGTGGTGGGCGCGGTCGGGGCGCTGTGCGCGATGGCGGCCGGGCTCTGGGTGTCGGTGGCGGCTGCCGGCGCCAGCGTGGTCGTCGGACCGGCTGGTTCTGTGCGGGAGAACGTCTTCGTCCTGGTCGGGGCAGGTGTGCGGTGCGCCGTCGCGATGTGGCTCGTGGCGCTGGCCGGGGTGTGGGTGGGGAGAAGGGTGCACGGGCGAGGTGCCGGTGCACCGCTGGACTCGAAGGGTGATCCCGGTGTTCCGGGCTGACGGGGGCCTGGGCGCCGACATCCGGTCGTGGCATTCGGCCTGCTCGTATGGAGTGTCTGGCGCCGAGGGCGGCCCTGCGGGGCCCCCTCGGCGTGCCAGGGCGAGGCCCTGGTGAGTGCCGAGCTGGAGCACGCTGCGCTCTGGGCGGGGCTGCACGGGGAACTGACGGTGTTCGCGCGGCGTGGTCTGGCGCGTGCGGTCGCGTCCTCGCCGACGGCTCGGGCTGGGGTCGGGGACCTGACGGGGGCGGCCGAGGACGTGGCGGCGGAGGTGCTCCTGCAGTTGTGGGAGCGCCGGGAGCGGTGGCACGGGCTGCGGGATCCGCGCGGGTGGGCGTTCGGCATGGCTCGGGTCCAGGTGGCCCGGCACGTGCGGGCGGCTCGGTCCCTCGCCGCGCTCGAGGTGCATCTGCCCGATGACGGGATCGAGCTTCTCGCCGATCGCTGTCCCGAAGTCGACGCAGCGGCCGATCGTGACATCGTCGAGTCGCACGCGCGGGCGTGGGCGCTGGCCAGGGTGCGAGCCGCGGTCGTCGACCGGCTCGGCGCGGATGCGTGGGACCAGGTGGTGATGGTGACCTGCGGGTCGGGGCCGTCCCGGGCTCGGGCCGCGAGGGCGGTGCTGGCCGAACAGGTCCGCCGCGTGGGGTCCGGTGCGGGCGTGGACGTCGCGAGCGTTGCTTGCACGACCGGTCTCTCGATCGGGGTGTGGGCGACGGGCCAGGTCGCGGCGCGTCGAGGGCTGAACCCCGCCAGGGCGGTCGCCGACGGCGTGGCGACGTCGGTGGGACGGGCCCGGCGGGCGCTGGCCCGGTGGCGGGCCGAGCAGGCGGCCCTGGTCGATGACCGCACGGATGCCGACCTGCTCGTCGCCTCAGGAGTGGTGGACGACCTGCCGAATGACCGCCGGGCCGATGCGGCGCGGTCCCTGGTCGGCTGGCTGGCCTGGGCTCATCCGCACCTGGTGCGCGACGCACAGCTGACCAGGACGTCGTGATGCGCCCCAGCACGCTGCGCGTGCTTCCAGGTCTCCGCGCCAGCGCCCGGCGCCTGAACGCCGGTTGCGGTGCCTCCTGGCTGCGCGGCGCCGGCGCACAGGCTGCTGCCCGTCCCGGTGGCCTGCGTGCGGCCCTTCGACTCCGACAGGCCGGGTGACGCCGGCCCGCCTGGCCCCAGAACCTCAGATCGACCTACCCCGCGACGGCGGGGCCGTCGGCGCGCCCAGAACCGGACCGCACGGCGACCCGGTGATGGTGGCCGACCTCCTGGCCGGGCTGGACCTGCGTGACCTGGGAGTCCCGGCATCCGGCGGGGCGCCGGCGGGCGGCGCTATGAGCGCGCCGAGACGTTCGCGCAGCGCGACGCGGGGGGGCTCACGGCTGTGCGGGTGGGCGGTGGACCGGTGGGCGCACGCGGCGCGTCTGGATCCGCAGGAGGCGGTGCGCGCCGGCGCAGCCGGAACCCCGGTGGGTGCGGCACTGGGGCTGACGCGGTGGCTGGTGCGCCAGCTGCGCGCGCACGCGGTGCGCGCCGGGGTCGCTGACGTGCTGGCGGCGGGCGTCGTGGACCACCTGCCGCCCGCGGAGCGTGAGCGGCAGGCCGGGTGGCTGCTGAGTCTGGTCCGCGAGGAGAGCGGGCCCGCGGTGGGCGAGGCGCGTCACCCAGGAGGCAGGGCGGCCAGCCCCGGAGCTGGGACCCAGCCGTTCGCGCCGGCCCGCGAGGCGAGGCGACGGCGAGGGCAGCACGCGGACGGCCAGGCGCGCGCGGTCCTGCCGTTCACCCCCACGACCGCGCAGGAGACGTCCGACCTGTACGTGGCGGCGGCGATCCCCCCGGGCGCGGAGCGGGTCTCTCAGGCGGTGTGGCGAGGGGTCGTCGCCTCGACGGTGACGAACGCGAAGCTGCGTGTCGACGCTGTGCCGACCGTGCTGCGGGTCGCCCACGAACTCATGGTGTGCGCGGACTGGGTGACCTGTGCGGCGCGGCCGGGCTGGGCGCGCCTGGCGGCCGCGGCCGGCGTGTGCGAACGCACGGTGGGGCGGGTGCTGGCTCGGTTGCGGGCCTGGCGGCTTCTGGGGGGCGTCGTGGGTGGACGTTCGGCGCCGTTCGCGCGCACGGTGGCCGACACCGGCACCAACCGCTGTGCCCTGTACGTCCTGACCGCCCCGACTCGCGACGAATCCGCTGGTCAGGGCCAAAGTGTCAGCCCTTCACCGGTGTCGGTGATCGTGGTGCGTGACCCCGTTCCCACGCGCGAGGAACGACCCCGGGCGGGACCGCTGCGCGGTGCTGCAACCTCTGATTGCGCCGCTGCGCGGCGCGGGCCGGGGACGAGCCCCGGTACCCGGCTCGACCTGCCACGTCCAGCGGTCGCATGGCCTGCGCACCGGGTGCCGGTGACGAAGGCGGAGCGCCTGGAGGCTGCGCTGGATCTGCGGTGGCGGGTGCCGGTGCTGCGGGCCGCGTCCAGCGCCGGGGTGGCCTCGGTGCTGCGGGAGTTCCACCTGGCCGGGTGGACGGTCGCGGACGTCGTCGCGGCGATCGAGCACACCGTGGACGGCGTCCGTCGTCCGCACTCGGGAGCGGATGGTGTGCGGTGTCCGCGAGGGTGGCTCGCCGCGCGACTGGCGTCCTGGCGGGACGCCGCCGGCCGGCCGCTGCTCTCGCGTGCGCAGCGGGCCGAGGCCGCCCGGACCGCGGCGATCCTTCGGGCCCGCGACCGGCGCCGCCAGGACGCGGCCACGTCCCGGACCGAGGCCGACAGCGTGCCGTCGTCGGGCTACCTGGCGTGCAAAGCCGCGCTGGAGGCAGCGTCCCGTGCCCACCCGTCATCGATATCTCCGCGGTAGCTCGCCGCGAGCTGAGCGGGAGACGCGGTGTCCACGCCGCGACCGCTTGAGGATCTGATGACCGACCTGCGCACCCCGAGCACGAGCGGCCCTCGCCGCGCCGGCACCCGAGCTCGCGGCGCGCGCCCCCGCGCGGGGCGCTGATGGCCACGCCCGTCGTGGTCGCGGCGACCGCGAAGGCCGCGCTCTCGAAGAAGCTGCGGCGCCGGATCGGGTGCGGGTGCCTGCTCGCCGTGACCGTCCCCGTGCTGTGCGTGTTCCTGGTCCTGGTCGGTGTGCTCGGTGGGGCGCAGATGGTCCTGGGCGGGTTCGACGAGGCCGAGGGCCTGGCCACCGCGGCACCCGCCGCCGGTGGCGGGTACCCCGGCGGGGAGGTCTCCTACGACGCTGACGGGTCCATATTCGTCGACCGCGGCGGATCGGCGAACGCCTGGGGCGGGCACTCCAACGGGCGCATCCCCGACGGCGCGCTGTGCTCGCTGAGCATGCGCCCGGCGCTGCGCGCCCGGTGCGACGCCGCGGACGCCCTGGACCGGCTGAACGCCGCCTACGTCGCGGAGTTCGGGGTCAGCATCGCCGTCACCGACGCCTACCGGGACCACGCCGGGCAGGTCGCGATCAAGAAGTCCTGGTGCGACCGGGGCCGCTGCGCCATGGCCGCCACCCCAGGGACATCGAACCACGGGTGGGCGATCGCGTTCGACCTCGGCGGCGGGATCAACACCTACGGGTCCGCGCCGTACGCCTGGATGAAGAACAACGCCGCCGCCTTCGGGTTCTACCACCCGACCTGGGCCGAACCCGGTCACCCCGACTACGCCAAGCCCGAGCCGTGGCACTGGCAGTACCTGTCCGGCGCCGATCCCTCGGCCCGCTGACCCCGCACCCCGACCGTCGCCGACCACCCTTGGAGCACGCCGTGACCGACACACCGCCCACGCCCCGCACGAGCCGCCCCGCCGACGACGGGACCGCGACGACGAGGCCCGTCCCCGAGATCAACCGGCGGCGTCTGGTCGGGATCGGCGTCAGCGCGCTGGTGGTGTGCGCCGCGGTCGCTGTCGCTGCCGTCTGGGTGCTGGTGACCCCGGACACCGATGCCGCTGCCGAACCCGCGGCCGCCGCCTCGACGAGCCACGCGGTCGCGCCGACCACGCCGGCGAGCACACCGACGCCCGAGCCCGATGCCGACACCATCGACGCCGACGTCGGTGGGCCGGTCAGCGAGGACCACGACGTCGCGGGCGACACGGACGCGGCCCTGGCCGAGAGCTGGGTGCGGACCCTGCTCGGGTGGACACCGCAGGAGCGCGACGCCCGCGGCGCCGACGCCCGAGCGCGTGAGGCCGCCCCCGGCGCGGACATCGAGGTCGTCGCCGGGGCCGTGCTCGACCATGCCGCCGCCCTGGCCGCCGGCTCCCCGCTGGCCCCGCTGGTCGAGGTCCTCGACGTGACGGACCCCGAGGTGTGGACCCCGGACTGGGTCGTGCTCGACGTGCAGGTCATCACCGGTGCGGCCCCGGAGGTCGGGGTCCCCGGGTTCGTCCTGCACGTGGTCTGCGAGGTCCAGGTGATCGAGGGGCAGGTCACGGGCGCGCTCATCGGGGACGGTGCGGCCTGGATCGAGTACGACGCGTGAGCGGCCGGCCTGCCCAGCTCGACGGGTTCGGGCTCGACTTCGCCTGGCTCGGTCAGGACACCGGGGACCGGTTGCGTGAGCTCGCCGGTGGGCTGCTCGCCGCCGGGCTCGTGGCGTGCGGGATCGCGGTGCTGCTCGGCGTCGCGACGGTCGTGGCGGGCAAGGCGGGGATGCAGGTCAGCGAGAAGGCGACCTCGTTCGCCTCCGGTGCGGTCACCATCGGGTTCGTCGGCGCGGCGGTCCTGGGGTGCGTGTCGGCGGCTGTCGCGCACTACGCCGACATCACCGTCGGCTGGTGAGCGTCCCGCGCGGCGCGCCGATATCTGCAGGCCCACGGGTGCGCGTGCGTGCGGGGTCCGCAGCGAGCGGGCCCGCCGGTGGTCCGACACGCAAAGACAGGAGGACGGTGTGAGCACACCCCTGGCGGGCCTCATGCCCGCGGACGGTGACATCCCCGACAACATGGGCGTGAAGATCGACTTCGACGCGTTCCCGTGGATGGCCCAGCTGCAGGAGTGGGCCGGTGGCCTGCAGGCCACGTTCCTGATCCTGGTCGGGATCTTCGTGGTGGTGGGCGTGGGCATGTGGGTCGCGGGGCGGCTGTCGTCCTCCCAGCAGGTCCAGAAGGTCTCGGCGACGGTCGTGCTGATCGCGTTCGTCGCCGCGATCGTGATCGCCGCGGCGTTCGCGATGCTCGTGTGGGCGACCGGGTTCAACATGGGCTTCGGGTCGTGACCACGGCCACCACCCCCAGCATGCTCACCCCGGCCGACCGCGCGCGGGTCGGCGTGCAGCGCCTCGGGCTGGAGCTGACCACGGTTCCGGCCCTGGCGGGCTCGTGGTGGGCCGGCAAGCGCGCCGCGTCCCGGCGCCGCCTGCGTGCCGTCGCGACGGCCGGGCTGCTGGTGGGGGTGGTGGCTCTGTGCACCGCCGGGTGGTGGGATCCGGCGATCGACGCGGTGTTCGGCGCGATCGGCGGATGGATCGTCAACGCCGCCGTCGACGCGATCGCGGAGGCCTCGACGCAGTTCATGTCGTTGGCGTTCAACAACCCGCTCACCGAGATCTCCGAGGGGGAGTGGGCGGTCGCGATCCGGCAGGCCTCCCGCTGGGGTGCGGTGTTCGCGGTCGTGGCGGTCGGGGCGTGTGCGGTCGAGGTCGTCGCCTCCCTCATCGCTCGCGACGCCGCCCGGGCGCTGCGTGCCGGGATCATCGCGGCCACCGCCTGGCCGATGACGGTCGCCGCGATCCTGGCCCTGGCCGAGCTCGTCGCGATCACTGACGGGCTGTCCGGGCAGATGTTCGACAACGTCGCCGGTGACGGCGCCACCGGGTCCGCGGCCGCCGCCTCCGCGATGGGCGCCGCGATGGGCGGGCTGACCGCCGCGACCCTCGGGGTGTCCGCGTGGCCACTGGTCGTGATCGGCGCGCTGGTGTGCATCGTCGGGCTGCTGATGATCGCCATGGTGATGTCGGCGCGCGCGTTCGGGCTGCTGGTGGCCACCGGCATGGCCCCGATCGCGCTGATGCTCGTGGGCTTCAAGGGCACCCGCGGGATGGCCCGCAAGTGGGTCGAGGTCGTCGCCGGGCTGCTGCTCGCCAAGCCCCTGGCCGCCGGGATCATCGTGCTGTGCCTCGAACTGGCCGGTGAGGGCTCGCTGGACTCGTTCATCATGGGCACCGTCGGGCTCTGGGTCGCGGTGTTCTCACCTGCCATGGCGATGTCCCTGGTGTCGTTCGCGGGCGCACACCTCGGCGCAGCGATGACCGCGCACGCCTCCGCGTTCAAGAACCTGGCCGCCCAAGCCACGCAAGCCGCAGCCACCCGGCTCGCGCTGGAGGGACCGAACAGCGAGGGGCTGTCCAAGCTCGCCCACGACACCGCCGGACTGGTCAAGGCCGGCATCGGCGGCCTGGACACGATGGTCAGCTCCCTGGGGTCGAAGCTGAACACCACACCCGCCCGCGACGACGAGGGCTCCGATGACGGCGCACCGGACCCGGCCTACGGTAGCGACGACCCGACGACGACACCGCAGGACGGCCCGGGCGACACCGAGGACACCAGCACGGGCGACGGCACCGAGGAAGATGGCGACCTCGCCTCGACCGACCACCCGGACACCGGCCCCGACGACCCGACCCCTGACTCCGGCGACCCGGCCCGTGAACCCGTGACCGACCCCGAGCCCAGCAGTGAGTCCGGCCCCGACGACGGCGACGACCATCGAGCTCCGGCTCCCGTCGAGGAGCCCAGCAGCGATGTGGACGAACCGGCGCCGGGCTCGGGGAGTGGTGGGGGCGCCGCCGACGGACCGTCGCCGGGTCCCGAGGGGTCGACGGCGCCCGGTACAGCGCCAGCGAGCCCCGCTGGTGCGGGGCCTAGGAGCGGCCCCGGTGCCCCGGGATCGGCCGGCACGTCGTCGGTGACCGACCCTGGCGCGCCCCCGGCGTCGTCCAGCGGCACCGGCGCAGGAGGTCCGGGCGGCCCCGGGGTCGACGATGCCGCTGCCGCGCCGCAGGAGCAGCGCGGCCCGACGCCCGTCTCGGCGCCCGCTCCCGGACCGGCTCCCGCCCCACCTGGTCCCGCGCCCGCACCGGGTCAGGGCGCGGGTGGCTCGGGTGGCCCGAACCCGTTCGGCAGCAGGTGAGCGGGATGAGCGCAGAGCTGCCGGAGGCCGTGTTCGCGCGGGTCTCCCGCACCGGGGTGATCGCCGGGCTGTCCGGTCCGCAGCTGGCCCTGGCCGCCCTCGGTCTGGCCCGTCCGATGTGGGAGCTCGTGGCCAGCTCGAACCTGCCCGGCGCGCTGGGTGCGTTGCTGTGGTGGACGACGCCGCTGGTGGTGCTCGCGTGCGGGTCGTGGAGGGGCAGGTCGTTCCTGGAGAGGGTGAACGTGATGGGGTTGTTCTCGCTGCGACAGGTCCTGGGCCAGACGCGCGCCGTCGTGCGGGTGGGCGCCCAGCACCGGGCCGGAGCGATCGCGGTCCCCGGTGCCCTGGGTGACCGGCTCACGACCCTGGACATGGTCGGCACCGCGTTCGGCGGGGCGTTCCTGTGGGACCAGGTCACCCAGGAGGCGACCGTCGTGCTGCGCGTCACCACCGAGGGCTGGCCACTGGCAGCGCCGGCCCAGCAGAGCGGCCGAGCCCGCGGGCTGTCGGACCTGTGCCAGCGCCTGGCGTCCGTGGAAGGGATCTGCCGGGTCGTCAAGCACTCCCGGACCTATCCCGTCCCGCCGCTGTCCGCCCCCGTCGGAGCAGCCGGCGCCCTGGTGCGGGTCGACGCCGAGGAGCTCGCCGAGCACCCCGCGATGCAGACCCTGCGCGGCCGGGACGAGGTCATCACGATGACGCTGGACGCGCGCGCCGTCGCCGCGGAGATCGACGCGGCCGGCGGGGGGATCGAGGGGCTGTCCTGGGCGCTCGGCGACCGGGTCGGGCAGGTCGTCCTCGGACTGCCCGAGTGCGGCGTGCGCACCCAGGACGCCACCTGGTGGTCCGCCGGGCAGATCCGGGCCGCCGTACGCCTGGCGTTCGACCCGGACGCCGCCGGGCTGCTCGCGGAGTCGGGGTGGAGCCTGGACGACGGGGCGGTGATCGCCTCGGTCGCCGACGAACGCTACGACCACCTGGTCACCGACACCGCGGTGCATCGGACCCTGTGGGTCGAGACGTGGCCGTCGATCCCCGCACGGGCCGGGTTCCTGTCGAACCTCGTCGCGACCGGGACCATCACCCGCACGTTCACCCAGATGTGGTGCCCGGGGCAGGTGTACTCCGCGGAGAAGCGCCTGCTGAACGCCGAGGCGTCGCACAACTCGGCCACCGCCGTGAACACCAAGCTCGGACGCCCCGCACCGATCGCGCACACCACCGAGGGCAAGGAGCTGCGCCGCCGGCGTCGCGAGCTCGAGGCCGGGTACGCCGACGTGCGGCACTCCGGATGGATCACGTTGACGGCGGCGGACGTCGAGGAGCTGCGCGCCGCGGAGATGTGGGTGCGCAGCACCGCGCGGGGGTTGGGGCTCAAGACGCTGCGCGGAGACCAGTGGGCGGCGTTCTGCACCGCGGCGCTGCCGCTGGGGATCGGACCGCGCGCATGAGCCCCCGTCTCGGGCGCGACCGCCGCGACGAGCCCCGCGACCCGGCCCCGGCGACGCCCGACGCCGAGCGCGACGCCCAGACGTCGCCGGAGCGGTCGCCGGTGCCCGTCCCGGCCAGGGGACGGCGCGGCGGCGGGTCCGACCCGGTCTCGACCCACGCCCTGACCGCGACCGACGGGCGGACCTCACGGCGCGAGCGGCGGCGGGCGGTGCGTGCCGCACGGTCGGCCGTGCAGGCCCGCACCCGCGCCCGGCACACCGCGGCGACCAGCGACCTGCCGGTGGTCGGCGGGCGGCTCGCGCGACGCCTCGCCCGGTGGGGCAGGCTGCGACGCGGGGCGATGTGGGGGCCGGTCGGGGTCGCCACGCCGGCGCACGTGACCTCCGCCGCGCGCATCGGGGTCCTGACGAGCTTCTGCGTGCCGCAGGCCTCGGCGATCCCCGGCCCGGTGATCGGGTGCGAGGTCACGACCGGTGCGCCATTCACGTTCGACCCGTGGGGCGTGTACCCGCAGCTGGCGACCAGCCCGTGCATGCTGATCTGCGGGCTGCAGGGCTCGGGCAAGTCCTACGGCACCAAGGTCACGATGCAGCGCCTGGTCCACTGGGGTCGTCAGGTCATCGTCTCCAGCGACCCCAACGGCGAGTGGTCGGACCTGGCCGAGGCCCTCGACGGGCAGGTCATCTACCTCGGCCCGGGCACCGGCACGGTCATCTGCCCCCTGGACGAGGGCACCCGGCCCCCGACCGCCAGCGCCCAGGAGTGGCGTCGCGCCGTCGACCTGCGCCGCGGTCAGGCTCTGGCGTCCATCGTGTCCATCCTGCGGGGCTCCGGGCGCCTGGACGACGAGGAGCAGACCGTCCTGGACACCGCGGTCGAGCACATGGCCACCGGTGCACTGGATCCGACGATCGCCGCCCTCGCAGTGTGGCTCGACGAGCCACCGGTCGAGCTCACCGAACGGTCCGGCCCCGACGCCGCCCGCCGGCTGTCGTTGGTGTTCACCCGCCTGACCCGCGGACCGATGGCCGGGATGTTCGACGGCACCTCGACCACCGCGCTCGACCCGGGCGCACCCATGATCACGATCAACACCGCCGGGCTCGGCGGCGCCGGGGACACCGTGCGGCAGATCGCCGCGGCGTGCACCTCGGCGTGGATCGACACCACGCTGCGCGGACGCGACGGCCGCTGGCGGGTCGTGGTCTGCGAGGAGGGCTGGGACGAGCTGCGCAACCCCGCCCAGGCCCAGGCGATGGACGAACGCATCCGGCTGGCCGGGCACCTGCGCTGCTCGACCGTCCTGATCATCCACGAGCTCAAGGACGTCGACATCTTCGGGTCCGCCGGCTCCGCGCACCGCGGCCTGGTCGAACGGGTCCTGTCCAAGTGCGCGATCAAGGTGCTGTACCGGCAGTCCAGCGACTGCATGCAGGCCGTGATGCGTATCGCCAAGCCCACCGCCCCGGCAGCGGGCCAGCTCGAGTCCCTGCCCCAGGGGCAGGGCATCTGGTGCATCGGGACGACCACCCCGATCTGGGTGCACCCCGTCGCCGGCCCCACCCTCGACGCCCTCATCGACACCAACGCAGGAAGGACCGGCCGATGACCCACCCCACCACCCACGGGGACGACGCCCCGCCGGGCACCGACCACCGAGTGCGGCTGCTGCCAGCGGGCACCGAACGGGTGACGGGCCTGAGCGTCGATGCCGTGGCGTCGCGGATCGGGTCCGCGGGCGGCTGGCCCGCCGCGGTGCACCACTCCCGGGCGTGGGCCGGTGCTCGCCGGTACCTGCCGGTCTACCGGTGGGCAGCCGGGCTGGATGATCGGACCATCGCGGCGACCGTCGCTGCGGGATGGGGCGCGTGGCTGCTCGGCGGTCTGCTCGCCCACCTGCTCGGCGGCCCGGGCGCCGTCGTCCCGGGCGTGGTCCTGGCGGTCGTGCTCGCCGTGGTCGACGTCGCGGTGGTGTCCTGGTGGATGGGGTACCGGCGGTCCCCGGCGCGTCTGCGGCACGCGATCTTGGCCCGCGAGCAGATCGCGGCCGGGCGCGAGCTCGCGGACTCCTCGCTGGGCGGCCGTCAGGTCGCGGGTGCGGGCGCTCAGGTGCGCCCGTCCCTCGCAGCCGGGCAGCTCGACTCCGGTCCGACGCGGCGTCGGGTGACCGCGATCGGCCCCGAAGGACGGCACCGCGCCTGCCACCCTGGAACGCTGCCGACCTGCGCGTTCACGCACTCCGACCTAAATGCGGGTGCGCCGCGATGACGGCGAGGTTGCTTCCCGGGCAGGTGGCGCTGCCGCTGGGGCACAGCCGCAGCGTGCCGCTGTGGGTCTCGCTGGAGCGGCCCGTGTACGTGCTGGGCGCGGCCCGGTCGGGCAAGGGCACGCTGATCGTGGTCCCGTTCATCCTGGCCGCCCCCGGTGCGGTGGTCACGACCAGCACCCGGACCGACAACCTGCGCCTGTCCGCGGCGTGCCGGGCGGCCCTGGGACCGGTCGAGGTGTTCAACCTCGACGGCGTCGGAGGGTTGCCGCACACCATGGACTGGTCCCCGCTGGAAGGCTGCCAGGACCCGGCCGTCGCCCAGCGTCGCGCCCGCACGCTGGTGGCCGCGACCGGGATGTCCGGGGAGAACGCCCCGTGGGCGACCACCAGCGGGGGGATCGTGCAGGCGCTGCTGCACGCCGCGGCGCTCGAGGGCCGCACGATCGCGGACGTCTACACCTGGTCGAGGTCCCCGGCCCGCGCGGACGAGGCGATGCGGATCCTGGAGACCCGGGGGCTGGGTGACGCCTGGCACCTGACGATCGCGCAGGTCCGGGAGGAGGACGCCCGGATGCGCGCGAACAAGTGGTTCGGCGTCGACAACGCGTTCGCCGGCCTGGCGGTCAAGGCGGTGCGTGAGCGGCTCGTCCCGCGCCGCGGGCCCGCCTCGTTCAGCACCGAGGAGTTCTTGGCGGGTGCCGGCACCTGCTACATGATCGCCCGCGGCGCGAACGTCACCGAGGGCTCCACGACCGCGGGGACCGTGGGCGGGTTCTACTCGCTGTTCCTGGACCACGTCACCGACACCGCCCGCCGGCTGTCCCAGGGCGCGGTCGGCGGGCGCCTGGACCCGCCGCTGACGATCGTGGCCGACGAGCTCGCGCACATCGACCCGTGGCCCGCGGCACCGCGCATGTCGGCGGCCGGCGGGGGAGAGGGCATCCAGCTCGTGACCGTGTTCCAGTCCCGCGATCAGGCTGCCGCCGCGTACGGCGAGCACGCCGAGGCGACGATGTGGGACAACTCCACGAACGTGATCCTCGGTGGCGGGAAGTCCGAGGACTACCTCGGGGCGATCTCGCGCACCCTCGGGGAGGTCGAGCACACCCGCACCCGGTCCTCGTTCAGCACCCGCGACATCTGGTCCAGGGACACCTCCGTGGACTCCGAGTGGCGGCCGGCGATCACCGTCGACGAGCTGCGACGCCTACCCGTGGGGACCGCGCTGGTCGTGCAGGACCGCATCCGCCCGGTCCTGGCCGACCTGGTCCCGTACTGGGACGGCCCGCACGGTGCGTGCTGCGCCGCGTCGGTGGCCTGGCACGAGTCGAACCCCGGTCACGTCCTGACCTCACGCCCGGTCCCGGCGGCGGCATGAGCAGCGAACCCGACGCGCCCGGCGACGATATCGACGAGCTCCTGGCCGCAGGACCCGCGCAGGGCGAGGGTGCAGCACGTGGCCGCGGGGGCAAGGACGCGCTCCAGCGACGCCTCGCGGTGCTGGACGACTTCTGGGGGCACGCCGACCCCGGGGTGTTCGCCTGGGCCGACGCGCCGCCCGCGACCCGGTATGCGGCACTGGTGCGCACCCAGCGGTTCGTCGAGTGGCTGATCGCGACCTTCGACGTCCGCGAGATCAAGCCCTGCTGGACCTTGCACCCCGCGGTCGTGGCCGAGCTGTGGGCCCTGGAACGCCTGCACCACGCCACCCATACCCTGGCCGCCGACGACCCGGGCGCGCCCGTCGTCTTCTACAACCAGGTCCCCACCACGCGTGCCCGGCTGCGGACCGACACCGGCATGGACTCCTGCACCGCGATCGAGCACACCGTCACCGTCCGCGAGCTGCCCGACCGGGTCGCCGCTCGGCGCGCGACCTACGAGACGACCGAACGCTGGACCGCGGTGTGGGCGTGGCCGGACGTCGACGACGCCGGCGAGAGCGTCACACCACCCGTGCATGCACGAAGGACACTCCGATGATCCCAGACGCCCCAATGCCGCGGGGCGCCGACGACCGGCACGAGCCCAAGGCCGACGAGGTCGAAGGCCTGGCGGCGCAGCTCGCTGCCGGCCGTTCCGCGCTGACAGCCGCTCGCGACCAAGGCAAGCCCGCGAAGCGACGTCCGCTGCGCCGCACGCGACCGTCCCCGTCGAACGTTGCGGTCGTCGTCGAGTCGGACGTCGGCGGTGCCGGCCGCGCGGGTGAGGAACCCTCAGACGCGCCGGCGCGGGCAGTGGCGCCACCCGATCCGGCTGCGACCCCGCCGCATCGCACGTCGTTCCATGATGCGATCCAGCAGGGCGTGGTCGACGACGAGGGGCGAGCGAGCGACCTCGACCACTGGCGCGACCCGGAGATCGCGTGTCCGGCACACCCCCAGGATGCTGATGCCGACGAGGTCTTGGCACTCGTGGCGAGTCTCGTCGCTCGTGCTCGAGTCGGGGAGGTCGCCGCCGAACGGGCCCGACTCGCCGAAGCCGAGGCGGAGCAAGCACGTGCCCGGCTCGCGGAACTGACTTCGACCATCGCTGCGATGACCAGCGCCACCGCCACCTCTCCCACCGTCCCAGGCGAGGACATCGAGGAGGCGACGCCCCCCACCGCCAGGCCGATCACTCACCGACGTGCCGTCGCAATCCGCACCGCAGCGACGGTGGCCGGCATCACGGGAGCGCTTTTCCTCGCCTGGCCGAGCGGCACGAGCCCGAGGACCGGCACTGCCGTCCAGCCGACCGCGGCCCCGTCGAGGACCTCGGCAATTCCGACCGTCACGACCGAGCCCGAGCCGAGCGCCGAGTCAGATCAAGCACACGAGCGCGAACCCGAGCTGCTGGGAGAGAACGCGGCGCCACCCGATACGGCCTCACCACAGACAGGCCCGCGCGAGAGCACGCAGTTACCGGGACGTGAAGGTGCCGTGCAAGAGGGCGCGTCGGAGGACACCCGCACGGCGGCCGTTGCTGGACCGGTACCGGCGCCCGAACCGGTCGCGGTTCGCGTCACCGTCCAGCAGAGCGTGACCTGTACAGCCGCCGCGACGGTCACATTCACCGCCACCGGAGGAGGCCAGGTCGACCTCTCGGCCGCGGGGGAACGTGCAAGCGGCGCGGGGGCGGCGTCCCTGACCCTGGACGTCGACGCCAGCACCACCTCCGCGACAGCAACCGCTGACGACTCGGCCCAGATCCTCTACACCTGGACCGCCCCAGGGGGCTCGTGCAGCTGATCCGTCCCATGAGCCGTCAGAGGCCTGAGCGCTCATCGCGGCACGGCGTGGCCGATGGGCTGTGGCACGGCAGCGCACAGCGTGCAGCGAGCATCTGACTCGGAGTCGTCGACCTCGCGCAGAGCATTCGCGATGCGCGCGGATCGCTCGGGAGGACCTGTGACTCGAGGCTACGGACGGGAGTACTACCGGTCGATCTCGATGAACTCTGCCGGGACGCGGTCGGCTAACCAGACCTTCTCGTTCCCGACGTAGAACGCCACGGCGGCCTCGGCTGCCGCACGGGCGGCGACGACCACGATTGCCGGCTCTGACGCCTTGCGTGCGCCCACCGCTTCCGCCGCAGCGCGATTGACCGATAGGTGCACGAACTGCCGACCCATCGCCCGGAGCCCATCGACCCGGATCATCTCGGCAGCGGTCGGTGAAGTCCCGTGGAACAGCTCAGCCGGCGGGGTCGCGGGCACCCGCTCGATCCGGCCGGGCAGCGAGTGCCCGTAGAGCGCGCGGATGCGCCCATCCCGGATCTCGTGACGCTGCTTGCTCGCGCCGGCCACCATCGCCTCGATGTCGGCGACCGTCAACGACGACCAGTCACGCTCGCACCGCAATGCGTCGACCAGCGACTGCAGCGACACCCAACCTGCCTCGTCGAGCTCCAGCTCGTAGAGCCACGGCTCGTGACGAAGCGCGTGAGACACCGCTCGACTCAGTTCAGTCAAAGTCGATCAGGTCCTCAACAGCCTGGCGCAACCAGGCATAGAAGTCGGGATACTCATCGCGGTTCTCCCAGCCAGGAGCGGCGAAGTCGTGGATGACGACGACTCGATCCCCGCCGTGAACCAGGTCCCAGCAGGCGACATCGTCGTTGTCCTGGCGCGACGCAAAGGGGACCAGTTCGCGAGCCGGGAACCGCTCGGACAAGCCGTCCTTTCGCTCGCGCAGCGCTGCACCCTCCAAGACGTGCCATGGCTCGAGGTGTGTCAGCCCCAGCTCGACGACCCTCACGAACGACGGCGGGTACCAAAAGCCGCGAGGCAGATCCTCCACCGGCAGAAGATCAGCCACTAGTTGCCGCTCCATCCCGTGAGCCACGAACCGAAGGGGTTCGCCGTGCGGTAGCCCCTGTTCTGGTTGCCGATCCTGTTTATCACAGCGTCGCCCCAGGTCGAAGGAACGCCGCCCTTCGTCGTTGCGAACCTCTCGGCCGCCGAGGAGGGAAGCGTGTCGTCGAAACCTCGGATGCTCGCTCGGACATCGATCCCCGCGCGGTTAGCCGCGAGCAGCCTGGTGTTGTCCAACGAGGTCAAGCCGCCATCGGGCATCCGGACGACATCGATCGCATCACCCATCCAGCCGTTGGCGCGCATGCTCGCCTCGATCGCGTCCGCACCGTTCACCGAGCTCTGGCTGAACCGCACAGTCGACGCGGGAATGCTGTTCGCCGCGCCCCTCATGTGGTTGAGGGTGGCGATTCTGCTGGTGAGCGCTCCGCCGAGGGTTCCGGTCGCGCATCCGGCGAGTGCTGATCCGCCGACTCCGCCCCATCCCCAGTTGACTTTACGTCCGGACAGCCTCTGTGTCACATAGCTGATCGCACCTTCGGAGAGTCCTCCGACGAGGCATCCGGCGATGAGGGGGTTGTTGCCGCTGGGGTCGGTGTAGTTGGTGGGTGCGCCGGCGGCGTACTGGTAGAGGTTGGTGCCGCCGCCGATTCCGATGGGGTCGCGGGAGATGAACCGGCCCAGCGTGGGGTCGTAGTACCGGGCCCGGTAGTACATCAGCCCGGTGCCGTCGTCCTCGCGGCCGGTGAAGCCGATCGAGTCGCCGCCGGTCGTGCCGGTCTGGGTCCGGACGCCGTAGGGGTCGTAGGTGTACTGGGTGCTCAGCTGTCCGTCGGCGCCGCCGATCGCCAGGGGAGAGCCGAGGGCGTCGGTCAGGTAGGTCGTCGTGGTGGTGCCGGTCGTGCGGGAGAACCACTCGTCGGTCCCGCCGGACAGGAGCGTGGCGCTCGGGTTCGAGCCCTCGGTCTCCTTGGTGACGTTCAGGCCGAGGGAGAACAGTTCGGTGGTCACGGAGTCGACGGTCTTGGTGCTGCGGCGCCCGAAGCCGTCGTAGTCGAAGTCGGCCGTCGTGGCGGCGGTACCGGTGATGGTTTCCAGCTCGCCGCGTGCGTTCCAGGTCAGGGTGCTGGTCTGGGCGGCGCGGGTCTGCTCGACGAGGAACCCGTCCGGGTCGTAGCTGAACACATCGGGCCCGGCGGCGGTGAGCTGGTTCGCCTGGTCGTAGCTGCTCGAGGCTCGTGCTTGGGGAAGGTCGATGTTCGCGAAGCTGCCGCCCACGCTGGTGCGGTGGCCCGCGGCGTCGTAGGTGTAGGTCAGGTCGCCGGCGCTCACGCCGCCGTGCGTGTAGCTGATCGCGGTCGTCTGGCCGGTGGCGTCCAGCGAGTAGCTCTGCTGCCATCCTCCGGGTAGGGAGGTGGAGGTCCGGCGTCCGGCGGGGTCGTACCCGTGCGTGACGACCGCTGCTCCCTGGGTGATGGTGATCGGGAGGCTGGTGTCGTCGTAGGTGTACTGCGTGGGTGTCCCGGCGTCGAGGGTCGTGCTCGTGACCCGTCCGAGGGTGTCGTAGGTGTACTCGATCTCACCGTCGGGCTGCGTGGCGGTCTGCACATGGTCGTAGGTGTCGTACGTGAAGGTGCTGACGCCGCTGGCCGAGTCGGTGATCTTCGACACCAGGCCGTTACCCGCGTACTCGTAGCTGATGTTCGAGCTCGTCGCCTGGGGTGTGGTGAACGCGACCTGCACGACCCGGCCGAGCAGGTCGTAGGTGGTGGTGGTCGCCCTCCCGGCCGGTGTGTCCTGCTGGACCGGTCGTCCTGCGGTGTCGTACGCACCGGTCGTGGTGTTGCCCAGGGGGTCGGTGCTGGAGACCGCCTGGTCGTTGTCGTCGTAGGACCACGTGGTGAGGTTGCCTCGACCGTCCTCGAGGGTGAGCAGGTTGCCGTTCTCGTCGTAGCTGAACGTGGTCGGCGTCCCGTTGCCGTCGGTGGAAGCGAGGATCTGGTTGAGGGCGTCGTAGCTGACCGACGTCGTGACCCCGAGCGGGTTGGTGGTGGACACGACTCGGCCGGCGGCGTCGACGAACTGGTGGGTGCTCGCTCCGGTGCCGTCGTGCGCCTCGACGAGATCGCCGGCGACGTACGTGGCGGTGGTGACCAGCCCGGAGGGGTCGGTCGTGGTCAGGATCTGACCGGCCTGGTTGTGGGTGTAGGTCCAGGTGCGGTTCTCCGCGTCGGTGACCGTGGTGAGGCGGCCAGCGGTGTCGTACCCGTACGTGGTGGTGTTCCCGGCCGCGTCGGTGATCGTGGTGGGCAGGTCGAACGCCCCGTAGGTCACCGTTCTGGCCGAGCGCGCCTCGGGGGTGCCGGCGAGCTCGACGATGTTGGTGGGCCGGCCCTGGGTGTCCCGGGTGATCTCCGTTCGCCGTCCCAGCGGGTCGACCACGGCCGTGATCTCGTCGCTGGCACCGCGCTCGTAGGTCACCGTGCGGGCAAGCCCCGTGCCGGAGGCTCGGATCTCCTTGGTCACGGCGCCGGTGGTGGAGAACTCGTAGCGGTGGACCGCCCCGGCCCCGTCGGTGACCTCGGTGGCCGTGATCCGACCGTCGGTGCCGGTGGTGTAGTCGAAGTCGAAGGTGATGCCCTCGGGCAGCTCCTGGTGGGCGACGCGGCCGTTGGTGTCGTAGGTGTTGGTGAGGTACTCGATGCCGCGTGCGTCCGTGGCGGTCAGGATGCGGCCGTCTTGGTCGTAGGTGTAGGAGGACACCTCTCCGGCGGGGTCGGTCACGCTGGACAGGCGACCCTGGGCGTCGTAGGCGTAGGAGACGGTCCGCCCGGCGTTGTCCGAGGCGCCTGTGACGCGGCCCTGGCTGTCGCTGGTCAACCGGATCCACCGCCCGCTCGGGGAGGTGATCTGGGTCAGTGCCCCTCTATTACCTCCGGAGTAGGTCAGGTGGATCTCGTTGCCGGAACGGTCTCTGATCACCTGGAGGGGGCCGAACATCGGGAAGACGTACTCAGTACCGTCGCGCGTCTCGAGCGTCCATCCAGTCCCCTCGAACGCGACCGTCGATCCCTGGAACGGACCCGGCGTATCGACGGCTGTGAAGACCGACTGGTAGTACCCGGTGCCTGGAGAGGTGCGGGTGTAGTGGACGGTGGCGCCGCCGGGGAGGTAGAGGTCGACCTCTTGGTACTGGTTCTGGGAGTGCAGGAACATGCCGTAGGTCGAGGACCAACCCTGACCGAAGCTACGCTCGCGCCCGTCGCCCTGCCAGTACGAGCGGGTCAGCTCGATCGGCATGACGTCGTCCAGGGCCAGGTCGGTCTTGGTCTCGACCATGTGGCCGCTCGAGACCTCGACGGGGTCGCCGGAGAGCCAGTCGACGACGTCGCTCAGGCGTGTGGTGTCGAAGGGCAGCAGGTCCCTGGAGTTGAACATCGACCCGTGGAACGCCCACACGCGCGTGTCGTCGTCGGGCACGACCTGGGTGGCGTCGGCGCTGACCGAGCCGGAGCCGTAGACGTACCAGCCGCGGTCCTCGGGGTCGTAGTCCCAGAAGTCCACCTCGGTGCCCGGGGGCAGCTGGGTGTAGTTGGGGTAGATGACCTGGGCACCCTCGGGGAAGACGTAGCTGCCGCCGGGCTGCACCGTGAAGAACACCGGGACGATCTCGTTGTCCTCGGGCAGGGGGAACGGGGGTCGGTCGATCGGGACGGCGGTGATTCCCAGCTCGTCCACCACGTCGCCGTGCTCGTCACGCACGGTGGAACCTGCCGGCAGCCGCACCTCCAGCCCGGGGATGTCCGGGGTTCGCAGCACGACCTCGGAAGTCGTGGGGTAGGTGAGCTGGACGGTGTGGGTGGTGTCGAGCTGGGTCAGCCAGATCGTGTAGGGCAGCACCGTGGTGGTGGACTTCTCGATGTCCACCAGCACCTGGTGGACGGGGTACTGCGCGCCGGGTTCGTCGGCGGAGCGGCCGTCGACCTCGAGCGTGCTCGCCCCTGCTTCCAGGTCGCTGAGCAGGAACCGTCCTTGGTCGTCGGTGAGTGCCTGGTGGTCCTCGATGGTCACGGTGACCCCGGCGAGGGGTGCACCGGAGACCGTCAGCACGCGACCGGACAGCGCGGTACGGCCATCGGGCGCGAGCAGGGGGTCGAACGACGGTGCGGGCTCGCCGCGGGTGTTCCAGTCCACGCCGGCGAGGTTGTCCTCGTCGGGGACCCAGGTCGGCTCGGAGGCGAGGGACGCGTCCCCGCCCTCGAGCGGCGCCGCGTTCGAGGTTGGTGCCGCGATGGTTCGGGAGACCGCCTGAGCGCTTCCCGCCGGTCCGGCGGGGGCGCTGGTGGTCCCGGGAACAGGTGTGATGGCCAGCGTGATCGATCCGGTGCGTGTCTGGGCGTCGATCTCGGCTCGATAGGTGCCGCTCTGGGTGAGCGCGGTCAGGTCGTAGGTCCCCGACGCCCCGCTGAGGAACCGCCGGTTGACGTGCACCGAGCCGTCGGGGCGGCGGACCGTGAGGTAGGCGCCGGCCAGGGTGCTCGCGGAGTAGGAGACGCGCAGCCTCTGACCGGTGTCTGCGGCGAACGAGCTGTGGACGTTCTGCCCCGCGCGGGCGATGCTCATCACGGTTCCCGCGCTGCCGAGGGGGCTGGCGGATGCTGCCGTCGACAAGGTGACCAGGGTGCTGCCCGTGACTGGCAGCTGGGGCGCGACCAGGAACGTGTAGGTCCCCGCCGTCAGATCGACGGCGTCCGCGTCGCCTGCGCCCTTGGAGGACACGACCGAAGAGGTGGTGTCGACGCTGCCGTCGGGGCGCAGCAGGGAGATGTCGCTGGTCGAGGCGATGGTGTTGGAGGTCACCGCCAGGCTCACGTGGGCACCGGCAGGGACCGTGACGGGCACGATGAGCTGCTCTCCCGGCAGGCTCGTGCTCACGGTGGATGCCGGTCCGTCGAGGACCACGGTGGATGCCTGCGAGGCCACAGCCCTGACGGAGGACGTGATCGGCGCAGCGGCCTGCGGGATGATCTCGAGGACGTAGGTGCCGGCCGAGGTCAGTCCCCTGGCGTGGATCGCGCGCTGGACGGTGGAGGCCGAGAGCAGGCGGTCGTCAGCGGCCGGCGTGCCGTCGGGGCCCAGGACGCGCGCGTTCGCCGAACCGCCGAGGGACATGCCCGTCAACGAGAACGTCGCTCCCTGTCCTGCGGGAAGCGGGGTCGAGACCCGCAGGACCTGACCGGGGCGGCTCGTGGCGCCCGGGATCGCCGCCTGTCCGGGGGTCACCGCGATGTCCACCGGCGCGGACAGGGTCAGTGTCATCGAGCCGGTCGCCGCGGAGCGGGGTGAGACCACGACGCTGTAGTCGCCCTGCTGCGCAAGGGCCGGCAGGCGCAGAACGGCATCGCGACCCGACGAGACCGTCGTCCGCGCGACCTCCGTCCCGTCGGGCGCGGTGACCACGAGGGTGGTGTTCGCCTGCACCGTGTTGCCAGAGACGGCCACGGTGAGGTCCTCACCGATCTGCCCGGGGTACACCAGGCGCGCCTCCTGGCCGGGCCGGGAGATCACCACCGGGGAGCCGGCGGCGGTCGTGCTCAGCGTCCCCCCGTCGACGGCCTCGGCCACGGTCAGGGTGACGGTGCCGGTCGCGTTCACACCCGGGTCGAGGACGAAGGTGTAGCGACCCGCAGTCGTGGCGTGGAACCGGTGGGCGTCCGCGGTGGTGGCCGCGATCGTGATGTTGTCCTGGAGCATGGCGCCGTTCGGGTCCAGGACCGTCAGCTTGCTCGCACCGCTCATCGCGATCTCGCTCCACCCGAGCGAGACCCAACCGGGCTCGAGATCGGCGACGACACGCAGGTCCTGCCCGGGGCGGTCGAACACCGCCGGGAAGCTGTCCTGGTCGGTCGTGAGCTCCGCGAACAGCGGTTCGGAGATCGTCACCTGGACCTGGCCGGTGGCGTTCGCCCCGGCGGGGTCCAGGACGAGGGAGTAGGTCTGTCCCGCGTGCAGCGTCGTCAGGTCCAGGTCCCCGCCAGAGGACGCGAACGTCCCCGACCCCACGACGTCGCCCGCGGGTGAGTACACGCGTGCCGCGAGGCTGCCGGAGAAGGTGGAGCTGACGAGCCCGATGTTCACCATTCCCGAGGCGGGCGCGTCGAACAGTGCGACCGACACCTTGCCTGGAACCTGCATGCTCACCGGCGTCGACACGGCGCCTGGCTCCAGGCGGATCAGCGAGTCCACGGACGCCGGATCGACCCCCGGCAGCGGGACGGCGAAGTCGGTCGGGCTCGACGCCGCGCCCGCAGGCGTCGCCACCTGCACCGGGCCGCTGCCCGCACGGTAGGGCACCACCGTCGTCAAGGACGTCGCGCTGGCGGCGACGACCTCGGCGCGGACCCCGCCGAACGACACCGCGTTCAAGGTGGCGTCGCTGCTGAACCCGGAGCCGGAGATCACCACCTGCGTCGTCGGGCTCCCGGAGGCCGGGGTCAGCCCGGTGATCACCGGCGGGGCAGCCGAGACCGTGAACTGCCCTGCAGTCAGCGAGGAGGCGCCGGACGACAGCACCACATCACCCGAGACGGCACCAGCAGGCACCTCGAGCGTCAACGCCGTCGGGGCGGCACTGGCGATGGCCGCGCTCGCGCCGCCCACCGTCGCCGCCGTGACCTGCTCCAGGCCGGTCCCATGGACGGTCAGCACATCACCGGGACGGCCTGCGACCGGGACGATGGAGAAGGCGGCGAGCTCGCCGCCCGGACGCCTCTCGACGCTGGTGACGTTCCCGGCCCCGTCCAGGACGTAGCGCGCACTCTCCCCGTCGGCAGCGACGACCCCGACGAGCCTGCCGGCGGCGTCGTACACGTACTCGGCCGGACCGGCCACCGTCGAGAGCTCCGTCACCTCAGGTTCGACGTCCACACCAGGGAGGTCCGCCGGATCGCCGGTCGGCTCGCCCGTGGGAACGACCTGCTCGGGGGCCGCCTCCTCTGCAGCCTCCGCAGAGCCCAGGCTCTCGGTCGGGGCAGGAGCCGGCTCGGTGGGATCTGGTGTCGGCAGCTCCCCGCTCGCTGATGCCGGGGGAGTCCCCACGAGGAGCAGTCCCGCAACGACGACAGCGACTACCGAACGAGCGTTGCCCAACATCCAGCCCCCTGGGTGTGCGACCCCGCGGTCACTCCCCGGGGTACAGCCGGGACCTTAGGCCCACAGCAGACCACCAGAGAAGACCTATAAGCCGTTCAGGTCACTCACCCAGGACGTCCAGCCAATGCTCGGTCGCCCGATCGGGGGAAGGTGGCACGAAGTAGTAGCCGCCACCCGTCGTCAGCAGGTAACGATCCAGGTCCTGGCCTGCGAGCCGCCGTTGCACGCCCGCGAACCCGGCCCCCAGGTCGGCCTGGAACGACATGAACACGAGCCCGTCCTCGACTCCGCCGCTCGGCAGGTCCATCGAGTAGTTCCACGAACGCCGCAGCATCCGCGGCTCGAAGGACCCGTCCCGAGGGTTGGCTCGACGCACATGGGACGCCAACGGGGTGATGACTCCTTCGGGGTCACCAGCGAAGTCGGGCTCCTCGAACGCCTCCGACCCATCGAGCCACCCCCCGTCGCGACGACGCCCGATGATGCGCTCCTGCTCGACCACGGGATCCGCGTCCCACAGCCGGGTAGCGAGCTGGATCACCCTCACCGCCATGAAGCTCCCGCCCGCCACCCAGCCCTGCTCGCCCGCTGAACCGATCAAGATCCCCTCGTCCGGATCCGCCGCCCGCGACATCTCCGCGTTGCCGTGCCCTTCGACGAACCCGAACCCGTTGCGCATCAACGCACGCCCGGACGTAACCGTGTTCTCCGGCCGGGACACCGGTACCCGCCATCTCGTGACGAGCCCCTCCACCGACTCGAGTCCGTCCGCGACCCGCGCAGCCACCGCCGCGTCATCACTCCCGACCTGCACCAGGAGATCACCACCGGTGCGCTCGGCCCGCAGCACATCACCGGGAAAGCTCTCCATCACACTCAGGCCGCGAGGCGTCAGCCGCTCCTTGCCCAACCGCGCGAACAGGGATCCCCCCAGCGCGATCGTGACAGAAGCACCCGTCGGAGGATCGTCCACCAGACGCACGAGCGTGCGCAGCGTCCCCAGAGCGTCCTGCGACTCGGCCAGGTCGAGCATGACCACCACGCCGAACGCCTCAGGAACCGTCAGCGCCGGGTGCGAGCTGCGCGCAACGTCACCTCGCCAGGGACACCCCGCCAGCACGAACGGCAGAGACAGCGCCGCGACCCCTGCCCCCACCAGAACCGCACGCCGACGAACTCCGCGATCCCCCTGGTCCTGCACCGCTCCCCCTGGATCTCCCGAATCGCGACTGCCCGTGCAGGAGAGGGTACGAGCGTCCGAGCCGAGAGCGCATGGACCATATGGGGGTTCGGTCACGTCTCAACCGTGGGTCGGGCACGGCCGATCCGGTCAGCGCATCGCTCGTCGCAATCGGCGTGTGAACTCGTGGTCGCGCGGCTGTCGCTCACGCTGCGGTCGCTCCAGACAGCCCGTCGCTAGTTCGGGCTAATGGCGGTCAGCACGGTCCCGACCACGATGTACCGCAGCTTCCGGGGCCCGTGGGCAACGGTGCAGCGGACATCCGCCTGTCCGCGTCGCTTGGCGCGGCCAGCGAGGCTGTCCTCGCGCGTTACGTTCCCGCGCCGAGCGCGAGCGGAGCAGCCCACGACAAGGGTGACGTGCACGAGAACGACAACACCACCCCGTCCACGCGGACCGATGCGTCTCAGGCCCACCTCGTGCCAGCCCCCTTCGTCGTCTGTCGCACGGACCGCGGTGCGACAGGTCGAAGGCCTAGCCGGAGAAGCACCCGTTCGGCCCAGTGGGACGTCTCGGGACACAAGCGCCCAGATCAGGCATTCGTAGGCCGCGTCGCTGCTGGTGGCTCGTAGGTTCTCGGCGTAACGCCCGCAACGTGTCGGCGATTCGCGCTACCGTGCGGACGACGAAAGTCTCACCCGATCAGGTGATCCGCGACGGCGAAGGGAACGCACGTGGCCATCGACATGTCGCACGCGCCTGACACCACCACCCACGACCACACCAGCTCGGGCGCGGGACCCGCGCGAACGCGGGTGCGCCGGCGCGCGCTCCTCGCGGGTGCCATCGTGGTCGTCCTCGCGGCCGCCAGCCTGGTCAGTGCCCGAGTCGCCGCCGATCGCGCCCATCAGGGTGCGCTCGGGGACTTCGAGCAGGCTGTGGCGGCCCTGACGGAGGCTCGTGGCGACCTCGCCGCGGTTGCGGGCGACGCGGGCGCCCTGGCCGGGCTGGGCGAAGAGGTGAGGGACCCGGCGACGGTCTCCGATCTGGTTGCGGCTCTGGACGACGTCGACGCGCTGGACGAGGTGCCCGGTGAGGGTCCGGACGTGCCGTGGCGGTCCTGGTCGACCGCCGAGCTGCGAGCCGGAGCGGTCGACCTGGACGCGGCACTTGCCCGAACCCGGACGGTGCACGAGGACCTGGCCGCGGAGGTGGCCGCGGTCGAGGTGTCGCACCAGGGGTGGCTGGTCGAGCAGGCCGTCGCGGCCCTGGACGCCGCGCGGGCCGAGCTGGACGCCGCAATGAGCCACGGCGAGGACGTCCTGGCTGCATCGGAGGGCAAGGTCACCGACAACCAGGTCCGTGAACACCTGCGCGCGGCCCTCGACGACGCGATCAGCGCCCGGCAGGCCGCCGGCGAGGTCCCCGCCGAGGTCGCGCTGCTGAGCGCTGCGGCCGAGGCGCTGCGCTCGCATCTCGACCCCCTGGACGCTGCACGGCACGGCGTCACCGACGCCCAGGCCGCCTGGGAGAGCGAGCAGGCCCGCCTTGCCGCCGAACAGGCCGCAGCCGCCGCGGCGGCAGCGCAGCGCGCCACCGCCGCCCCCCGACCCGGGACCGGATCGACCAGCACAAGCGCCGGGAGCAGCGCCTCCCGCCCGCGCGCCGGGACGACGGGGAACCCACCCGCTACCAGCACACCCGCGGCTCCTCAGCAGGACGACCGGAGCGCCGCTGAGATACTCGGAGGCAGCAACCGCATCTGCGGCGACGCATTCGGGAACAGCTGGGACTGCTGAGTTCGGGTCCGCATCCAGCGCCCTCGGCCTTCGGGTCGGGGGCGCTGTCGTGTGCTGCCCCGATATCGGAGCAGTTGCCGGTCGGGCCCGGGTGTGGGTGAGGGGGCAGTGCCGTCGTGTGGCGGCGCGTCCCTGAGCGTGCGTGGAGGTTGCGATGCGGGTGTGGTCGTGGTGGCCGGGTTGGAAGGCCCGAGCCGTGGGGTCGAGTTCTGGCGGGGGTGAACGCCCCGGTCGGTCGTCGCGACCGGGTCCGGGCAGGATGCGCCGAGTCGTGGCCGCCGGTGCAACGATCGCGCTGGCCGGTGGTCTGCTGCTGGCCGGGTCGGGGTCGGCGACGGCTGGCGACGGCGGCCGGGTGTCCGCGGGCGGGGCCATCGCGGGGGGCAGGGCCGCCGGCGACGGGTGGCTGATCACCGGGGTCACGGCCTCGGGATCGGCGTTCCTGGGCCCGCTGCCCGACCCGACCGGCACCGGGGACTGGGTGTGGTGCATCAACTTCGGACTGGCCCTGCCCGCGGGCACGGTGTCCGTGGTGCGGGTCGAGGACGCGAACTCCTCGGCGATGGCCTGGCTGCTGGGGCGCCTGCAGCACGACCCGGCCTCGCTGGGTGTGGCCGACCGGGGCCTGTCGAACGCGGCGGGGTCCTACCTGGTGCACATGAACTACGAGGAGGGCAACAAGGCCGCGGTGTCCGCCGAGGCCCGCAAGGCCGCTCTGGCCGCAGCGGCCTGGCCCGCGCTGCGCGCCGAGGCCGACCGGTTGTGGGAGCTCGCTGTGGCGAGCGCGAACCCGTCGGCGCAGACCGAGGTGCAGACCTACGTGTCGAACCAGCGCACCGGGGTGATCTCGAACATCGGGATCCAGAACGGGCGTGGTGAGTGGATCGGCGGGATCGACTTCACCTCCACCCTGACCGAGGGCGCGGTGTTCGACACCAACGGCAACGGCCAGGTCGACCCGGGCGAGTCCGGCACCTCCGCCGGAACCACGGGCAGTGAGCCGGTCAGCCTGAACTGGGTCGCCACCCCCGGCATCCACGACGTGAACTTCGATACGACGTACGCGACGACAAGGGCCGGTCTGGAAGTTCTGCGTGCAGGTGCGGGGGTTCAGGATGGCCTTCGCAAGGCTGGTGACGATCCGCAGGTGTTGGCGTCGGCGGGGGTGCGGTTCCGTGCGGTCGGCTCGTTCCAGCCGGTCGTGTCCACGCAGGTCGCGAACGCGGTGGTGGACGCCGGGGAGGCGGTCCCGGACCGGGTGACGTTCGCCGCGGCGCCAGGCGAGACGTGGATCCCGGGGACGCGGGTGTGCGCGGCGGGGACGTTCTACGCCCCGTTCGCCTCGGAGCAGCCGGCGGCGAACCTGGTGCCTGCGGGTGCGCCGGTCGCGGGTACGGCGACGGCGTGCGTCGACGGGCCGGGCACGGTGACCGCTGGCGGTGACGTCGTCGCGCAGGCTTCCGGGTTCGGGACGTGGGTGTGGACGATCACGAAGGCGGAGCAGGCGAACCCGGATCTGATCACCGGGGACTACTCCGACGGGTTCTTCACCCCCGGGGAGACCGCGACGGCGCGCCTGCGGATGGACCTGTCCTCGCAGGTCGCTGCGGCGACGCGGGTGATCTCCAAGGGGCAGTCGGTCGTGGACTCCTTCACGATCGCCCCGGCCGGAACGGGCGACCTGTGGCTGGCGCCCGAGGGCGACCCGCTGCGGGTGCCGATGGTCGCGGAGATCTCCGCGCCGGTGTCCGAGGCGGGGCTGGCGGTGGAGTCGGTGACGCAGCAGATCCGGTTCGTCGCGGACTCGTTCGGGACCTACACCACGGGCACCGAGGGGGTTCCGGCCTTCGAGTCGGTGACGGCTTCGGGGGTGTACTCGGTGCGGTTGAGCGTGGACACCGCAGCGCTGGACGACCGGGCGCGGTACTGGCTCCAGGAGTCCTACCACGCGGCGACGGACGGCTGGTGGGCGCCCGAGGAGACGTTCACCGTGCGGATGGCCCCGGTCATGGAGACGCAGGTCGCGCAGCGGGTCTTCGATCAGGAGTCCTGGGATGTGCCGGCGAGCTTCACCGTGGTCGACCAGGTGACCGCCGCCCTGCGTGACCCGGGCGACGTGTGGCTGACCGTCGATGGTGCCCCGGTGGAGATCGGCGCGGACAACTCGTTCTGGGGGATGTTCGACCAGCCGATGGCTCCGACGTCGCTCAGCGCGGCGCCGGCGGACAAGCTGATCGGCACCGAGCGGGTCGTGTTCACCGGCCCGGGCACCCTGGCCACCGGCGGGCAGACCCAGACCACGGGTGTGGGGTTCGGGACGTGGACGACCGTCGTGCAGGCGGACCCGCTGTGGTTCGACGGGTACGAGTCGCGGTTCTTCGAGGAGTCCGAGACGGTCAGCGTGCGGCGGGCGATCAAGCACGACTCGATCGCCCGCGAGTACAGCGTGGACGCCGGAGACCGAGCCTTCGACCAGGTGACCCTGGCCAGGCTGTCGCCGACGTCGGGGCGGTTCGAGGGCCTGGGCGGCTGGGCCGGTGATGCGACCGAGGCGACGTTGAGCCTGTACGCCTACCCGCAGGAGCCCAGGACGGTCGAGGTCCCGGACGACGCGGTGCTGGTGTGGACGCGCCCGTACGCCGACCTGGTGTCGAACGGGGTCTGGCAGATCGGGTGGGGCGACTATGGCGACGGGGACGCGGTGTACACCCCGGACCCGCTGGGCCCGGAGGGCACCTGGTACGTGTTCGTGTACGACCACCCCGGTGACGACCGGCACGCACCGTTCACGTCGGCGTTCAACGACGTGCGCGAGCGGATGTTCGACCGGACCGGGACCATCGCCCCGGAGGTCGTCACCCGCGCGCAGGTTCGCGCTGGCGTGGGGGAGTCGTTCACGGACGAGGCGATCGTCATCAACGCACCGCAGGGTGCGTGGCTGACCTGGAAGGCCTACGGTCCGCAGGACGCCGGCTGGATGGGCCCGGACGGTCGGGAGGACACCGCGGACGACGTCCCGGTGTGCACCGAGGAGAACCTGATCCTGGACACCGCGGCGACCGGTGACATGGTGTTCGTGCACGGGAACGGGATCTACACCTCGCCCGCCGCGGTCACCGCCGCGTCCGGGGACGTGCTGTGGGTGGAGACCCTGCACGGGCCGGGCGCAGACGGCGAGCCGGGAACGGCGGACGACCGGGTGCTCGCGCAGGGCAGGTGCGGTCAGGCCGGGGAGACCACCCGGGTCGTCGACGAACCGTGGGTGTCCACCCAGGCCGTGGTCACGCTCGACACCACCGGTGAGGTGACCTCGATCCCGGTCGCCGGTGACCGGGTGGCCGACCAGATCACCTACGGCGGCGACCACGCGGCCGGGTCGGTCACGGTCGTCGACGCGTACTTCGCACCGGTCGGGCAGCCGCTGTCGTGCACGGCGGACCAGCACGTCGCAGCCTCGGCACCGGTCGAGCTCGACCTCGGTCTTCAGGCCGAGGAACGGGTCGCGACGACGGAGGCGTTCGTGACGATCCCGGCAGCTGGCACCCTCGGGCTGGTCGAGACCACCCGGGGGCCGGACGGCGAGGTCACGTCGACCGGTGCGTGCGGCGATCCGTCGGAGACGGTGCACGCCATTGCGGTCTCGACCACGATCGGGCACGAGGACACCAACGGTGACGGCTTCGCCGGCGCCGGCGACGAGCTCTGGGACGACATCCACCTGACCGGGACGCTGCCGGCCGGAGCCGAGGTCGCCCTGTCCTCGACGGTGTACGAGCTGACCTCGGACCAGGTCACCTGGGGCGGGGCGCCCATCAACACCGGAGTCGGGAACATCACCGTCGAGGCCGGGGTGTGCACGGCCGAAGCGGTGTTCACCGAGCTGGTCGTCGAGGAGGTCGTGACCGAGCCCGGCACGTACGCCACAGACCGGTTCACCATCCCCGACGCCGGGGAGCGGGTCGTGGGCGGTCTGACGATGCTCGAGACCGCGGTCGTGACCGTCGGCGAGGACGCCCGCACGGTGACCGGCCAGTGCGGGGCACCGGAGGAGTCGATCGGTCCGGTCTACTTCGGGTCCGGTGGTGGCGAGGTCGTCACCGCGTCCGACGGGAGCGGGGCCGTCGTCACCGCGCCCGACGGGGGAGTGCTCGCTGTGACCGGTGCCTCACGAGTCCTGCTGCTGGTGGGCATCGCGACCGCACTCACCGCCGCAGGAGTGTGGCTGGCCCACTGGTCGAAGCGCCGCAAGCACGCGAGGGAGAGCCCCGAACCCGCGGCCTGACCAGCGCCCGTCCGCG